GATCAACCACTGCTCGGTTATCGCCGTGGCGGCCAAGATCACGCCCCGGAGTCGGATCGTCGACTTGTTTTCGCTGACGGTCACCGGACCCAGAAAGTACGGATCTTGATCGGAGAACATACTCTCCGGGTAGACGCCCACCAAATATCCGTAGATCAGGGAATCGGCTTGATTGATATGGACCTCGATTGTCTGATCGGCTATGGTCTGAAATACTGCGCGGGTCTCCCCATCATCTGGGTCGACAATGTTGCGCTCCAACACCGACATCTGAAGTCTGACGTCCAGCGGAGTGCAGTAGACCGCCTGTTTTGTTCCCCGGAAGCTGCTCATCACACGCCTCTCAAGTTTATAATCGGAAGTTCAAACAACTCGGTGCCGGTCGTGGCCACGCCGAGCACGGTGGCCACCACCTTGAGCCGCAAATAATGTTTTTCCACGGCCGTGCGATTTCGAGTCGATTCGTCGATAATCACATTATATGTCGCGTCAATCTTGTAGATAAATGTGCCATCGGTACGGGAGCCAAATCCGCTGATCAGGCTCTTGGCCGTGAAGTCGGTGAACAACGCCGTTCCATTTATGTCCTCGATGGTGCCCGCCACCGAGACGATGTTGGACGCCGGGACGACCTGTGGGTCTTTCTGATCATCGTACAGAGTAAAGTACAGGGTGCAGTCAGACTCTTCGTTTACCCGTTTGTTCACAAACTTAATCATAGGTCGGCTACCTTTTCATCTTCGTGGCGGATGCGCTTGCGCGCCTCGCCGATAAAACTCGGATCAACGTCGTAGGCCAGGCCCTCGCGCCACCCCCGTGGGTCTTCGCGCAGCCGATCGCGCGTGAGATTCTGCACGGTGAAGCCCAGGCGCATCTCACAGACTTCAACGGTACTCAACCTGGCCTGTAGATCGGCGACGTCAGCGTCGAGCTGGTCCAGACGCAACTTCTTGGCCTGGACAGCCACGTAGTTCTGGCCCACCTTGCTCTCGTCTTTGAACGTACGGACAAGCAGCTGATGAACCTCTTTTTTGATCGCCATGATCGCCCTACGATGTCTGGTCAGGTCACGAATTCCGTAGAGTATTTGGGTAAACTGATCGGGAGCGGTCGGCACGGCGCTCACCACCTTGGGCGACGGCCCCCCAGCAGCCCTGACCTCGACTGTCCGCCGGGACACAGCCTCATAGACAACAATATAGAAGTCAAATCCTTGTAAACTGTTGACCAGCATGTGCCCGTCGGTCAGGCCGACGCTTATTATCTTCTTCCCCTGAGGAACATCGGCCCAGCCGACGTCCTTGGTCTCTACAAATTCAGTATTGTCGTCAAAAAGCACGTAAAACATATGCACCTTCACGCGTACGCGATTTTATAGGTTAAGAGTCTACATGGGCCTCGACAGTGTCCTCGGTTCCTGTCTCGGGAATGTTGGCATAGTATGCGCCTGAGCTGGCGCCCGACCGAGTATGGTAAACACCTTCCGAATCGACGGTAATCGACGTCCAGGTGGGTGCGCCCTCGGTGCCCGTGTTGTACACAAAGTCGACGGTCGGAGCGGTCGCCACCGTATACGTGTACTTGAATACCATATCGAACCGGAAGTTGTCGGCCGTGGTCGCCGTGCTCGGCACCTCGATTACCATATTGTAGGTCGCGCGCCTGCCCGTCGGATAGTTGGCGATCGTCAGAATATCGCCGTCCTGTTCCACGTAGTAGTTTCCGGTGGTATTCGCATATCCCTTGAGTCTATTCGGATTTGACTCTGTCTGGTCTGCGGGGATTGTCGCCTTCCAATCGGAGGCTGGGGGTGCCGTATCCTGAGTGGTGTCGATCAGGCAGATGCACGAGCCGCTGGCGTGCGACGATCTGCTGAAGATCTCGTTCGAGGTCGAGGTCAGCGATCCTGTGGTAGGAAAATCGGCGTTGTCTACCGCATGATACTCGATCAACGACGAAAGATCTTGATCGAACTCGATGCCGAATACATTTATGTTAGTGTTTCCGTTTCCGTAGCCGACAACCTGGGTCATCTGCTACCTCCTTTCCCAATCATATGGATGCATCTTTTATGTTCAACGTTCCCAGATCTTGATCGGCGATGCGCAACGTCGTCAGATCGGCGTCCTTGACGCTCAGCACCCCGAGCTCCGGATAGAGCATGCTCAACGTAGTCAGGTCTGCGAGTTCAAATCCCATAGTCTGCAAATCTGCGTCCTTAAAACTGAGGCTAAAGCCTGATGATGTAAGGGTTAAAGATATTTTATTAGATAGGCGAATAATCTTATTCGCTTCAAAGACGCTGATCATCGCCTGCCGCTGTAGCGCGCTGAGCGCCAGGCCCATCATGTGGCTGACCCGTCGCTGTACGTCGACGATAAACATCGCCATGTTGGCCAGACGTAGGTGGTCCAGGTGCTCTAGGCCGAGCGCGTGGGCGACCCGTGGGTTCCCCGTACCGATCGCCAGCACGGTGTTCGCCAGCCTGACGAACAGCCCGCCGGACAACGCGGACATGCCGCCCAGTCGGGTGGTCGCCGCCGCCTCTAGTTGGGGGAGCATGGCCGCCCGGGCGAGCCCCACGGCCTCCAAGTCGGTCAGCTCGGCCACCCGGATGCTAAACTTTTTGCTCACGTCCGCCAGCTCGGCCAGCCTCGTCGAGTTAAATTTGATCGCCTGTGCCAGTTCGCCAATCCGTGCAGACCCATACTTGAGCCCCTGGGCGAGCTCGGACACCCTAAAGTCCGCGTGGGCGAGCAGGGGTGCCCAATGCGCTTGTCGATCGCGCGCCGCCGATTCGAGGCCGAGCGTGGCGCCCAGCCGCTGGTGCGCAAACTTGTCCAGATAGGCGGCCAGCCCCAGCCGGTCTTCTGCCCGTGCGGACATCAGCACTATGTGGGCCACCATGGCCAGCCCACCGGGCACCAGGGCCACCGTGTGGGCCAGGTGTGCGCCGACCAGCTTCTCGGTCAGCATCTCGTGGGCGAGTCGTACCAACCTAAAGTACATGAGGTTAAGCCGCTGGGCCAGCCGTTCGAGATCATGTTTTTCCGCCAGGGCGAGCAAGGCCAATCGATAGCTCATGTGCTTGTCCAACCCCGTGATCTCGGCCAGTCGGTCAATCAGGTGCTTATCGGCGGCCAACAGCTCGGCCAGTCTGGTGCTCAGCGTCTTATCGGCGGCCAGCGCGTGGGCGATCCTAAACTTATCATGCTTATCCGGATCTAAATATTCGCCTACTCGGATCTGCGCCTCTTTGTCGGACAGCAGTTCGTGGGCGGCCCGCGCGGACGCCAATGTGATCAAGATAAGGCGTTCGGCCGCCCGCTCTGACTTATTGGCGTCCAATGATGTCCCATGCCCTTCACGATCCGACAGGTATTTATCACCAAGCACCAGGGCGGCCAAGCGTTCGATATCAATCTTTTCCCCCACGGATCTTCCGGACATTCTGGTGTGCGCCGCTTTTGCCAGAGCGATTTGTGCGGCGAATCTGCTGGATATATTTTTGTCCAGGGTGCCCGTCGCCTCGGCCAGCCGCGGATAGCTTTCTGGGATATTGACCGACCCCTCAGAAGTATCAAGCGTGATCGTCGGTTCCTCGGCTATATAATTCCAGACCATAAATTCATCGAAGAACTTGACATCACTTCCGGTCGTGCCCAGGCGCACCGAGGTCGCCGAGGTTATTGTCGTATCATCGGACAGGATTGTCTGGTCATCTCCGTAGAATGAAACCCCCGAGCTGTTGATGATCACCTTGAAGTGGTGATAGTTGTTGCGCATCGCCTTTGTCGAGGTCGTGACCGGAGTTCCTCCGTCTGAAGATCGTTCATAGGCGAATACATCCGCCGTCATCCCGAGGCGAATCCAGCTCGCCCCATTATTCAGCTCGATATAAGTGAAGTCAGTAGATGTCCCGGCGAACTCATGCCAACCGTGAACGCTTAACACCTTGTTCGAGATGCTGGCCGTCTTAGACGCATAACCAGCTTGCGCAGAGGTGATAACCTGAGCGCCAGAGTAGACTTTGTTCGTATTCAGCGCAACATAATCGGTGATCGACGCCCAATCGGATGGGCTGCACGTCCATCCGCCCTGACTATTCAGGTCTGAATCAAGAGTATAGAGCTCGAAGTTGTCATAGTCGTCCCATACATCGTCAGGATCATAGCTCGGCTTGGTCGCATTCGGATATGAGTAATAGACATAGATGTTGTCGAGATATCCAGGGTATGGCTGATCGGGGTCGACGGTGCACGGCATCTTGAAATAAATTCGGGTGTCCTCGGCCGAGAACCTGTCGGGAAGCCTATCGAGTTCGGTCGACGTGGTTGTCCCGCCCGATATCGTCTGGTGGACCACCCGGACATCCGCCCCGTTGGGGAGAATAGAAGCAAACGCATGATCTTCCCAGTAAAACATATCGTGAGCCCGACTATAAAAGAGTGATTTCTTGCGCCCTGTCGGCTGCTTCATGAGCCCGCACATCATACCGCATCCATATCCGGTATCACCACTCAGGATCTCGACCGTCCATGTTGCGCCATGATCTGCAGATGTATATCTGAATTTCTCGGCCGCGAAATAGTCGCCAGCGCTCGCCGGTTTGAAGAACCCGTAGATGGTGATCACCGAGTCATGCGAATACTGAACCCCACCCTGCCTGTAGCGCCAGAGCTTCTTTCCCCCGGTAACATCGGTGCTCAGATTGAGCTTGTCCCACGATGACCCGTTCCAGTGGGCGAACAGCAGGTCGGTCTCCTCTCCTATATCCGTATTCCATATAGCCGTCTGCAAATATGGTCGACCGTCCCCATCGACGGATATACCAGAAACGCCTGTGCCAAGATAAAACGGCCCGACCGTCGGGAACGATGCGTCCGGCGACCAGACTTGGTCGATATCGGCATAGGTGCAATATGTCGAGGTGGTCGTATTAGCGACCTCCGTTCCATCGGCTAAATACCATGCACCCTCGATGTCATCAGAATAGAGATAGGTAATCGCCCGACCTTTGTTATAACTCCCATATCCGTCCCAGTAGATCATCCCCATGTGCAGGCGTCCTGCGGATTCGTCGTACGTCAGACCACTGAGATACGTGACGGGCTCGCCAGAAATCGACTCGGCGACGCTGTAATAACAGACCTTTTCCGCGCCGTCGTTCGTCCACGATCCGCTATCATAATAGAGTTTGTAGAACCCGTAATAAGAGTTCGATGACCCGTCTATAATTCGGCAGAAGCAAAAGATATTCCCGGAGTTGTCCTCGATCATAACCGGATAGGTGAGCTTCTCCGTCGAGGAATTGCCGAACGTCTGAGCGGATGAGATGGCTATCGTGCTCGTAGTATCATCTGGGACAGCCGCATCTGAAACATAGTGGACAAACTCAGCGTTGTGTTTGGCGAGAATGAGATGTAGATTCAGATCCGCATCGATCATCATGATGCCATGATTGTGGGTATCATAGCTTGTCCCAAGGTCAAACAAATCTTGCGCGTCTGAGATGGCCATTGTCGAATGATTGAGCCGGGCAAGGTAAGCATGAAGATTCCCGCCCGAAGGATCGGGGCCAGTCCAGAGCATGTATGTATAATCGGCGTCGAACCCACTCTTGCTCTTCGGAAGATCTATCATATATCGACCGTCAAAAATCACACCCTCGTTCGCAACCGCATTCGAGGCAATCTTAATCTCATACCCGGTCGGCATCTCGAACGAGACCGTGTCACCAATAGCAATAGCAGAATGCGATGATCCGAAGTTCAGGCGTGCGCGTCGATAATAATCGGTGTCCCACCACTCGGGAACATCCGCACCCTCGAACAGCGCCCCGTGCGCCAGGCCAGCTCGTTTGTGCTTGTCGAATGCAGCGATGCTATGTCCAAGCCGGGGCTCCCCAGATCCACCGGGGGCAGTATAGGTGACGACCACGTAGAATTGCGAGCAGCGAATTTGATGGATGCCAAGTCCCGTTCCATCTCGCCTTCCCCTGATTCCGAAATAATGTGTCTTGAGCGCATCTAATGTCCACCCAGTAGATCCGTCAGCCTGCGTCGCATATGCATCTTCGTTAACAGTATATGAAGCATTCCGATGGAGCGATCCCTCTAGAGTATTCGTCCCATCGAAAATTCTCGTATAGTAGCTGTAGACCGTGTCGTTCGCATAATTTCTGCTGAATATGGAGACACTGCTTATCTCGGCGCCGCTGGGCATACTGTCGATGATCGTCCCATCCAGGCCGAAATAATCTATATAGTCGGTCGCATCAGTGATTGAGCTGGTCAGACGGAGATAGTCAAGATCGCTATATGGATCTTCGTCCACATTCGCATAATGGTTAGCATCCGAATGGGGGTCCCACTGCTTATATGAAGCATTGTCTGAGACCGGATATAGAGTCTGTGTTGCCATAGTTCTTTCAGGGTAAGCCGACCCCGTGGAAAACGTTAACCTAAACCACGAGATCGGCTTTTTTTGTCGGGCATCAACCCCGTAGGTTAAAAGTCAAAGGCAAAGGCTATCTGAGGGGCAATGATATCCGGCCCCTCAATCTGCACCAGGTCGACGGCCGCCTGCAAGATAAACCCCTTGTACTCTCCGCCGAGCCTGAAGGTCACCGCGCCGTACACCTGATCGGACGCGCTGGACGTACCTGTTTTGATAAAATCCCATGTTCCTGAACCGGCGCCAAAAAACAGCCGCCAGTCAAGCTGGTCGACGGTGGCGCCCACCACCTTGGGGTCCGGTACCCTGTGCGATCCGCTCAGCACATCTTTTTCGGCCACTAAGTATGTGCGCAGCGCCTGGACCTCGATGTTGGAAAACCCATCGCTGTACAAGTATGTAGTTTCGTTCTTGAGCGTGAACCCCGAGGAGGTTTTGCTCACGATCGGTACGTTGGCCCCCACAGAGTAGGCGATCACCGACCCGCTACCGTTCTGGGTCAGCCACCCGAACGACCCAGCGCCAATGGTGTCAAAAGCCTGCGCGCTCGCCAACGCCGTGCAGCACAGGAGTAAGGTTAAGATGATTATGCGTCTCATTCGCTGATCCGCCCTTTCATTTCAAGGTTTTTAAACAACACTTCTGGTCGATTCCAAATATCCCCAATGTGGTTGTGCAACCGTGCGGAATTGCCCTCGCGCATCCGCTCGTCCACTTGCTCATCAGGGAGCTTGGCCGACCCCCTAGAGTGAAATAGTTGTCGAAGCTGCTCCCACTGTTCGGCGCCCATCGCATTCAGATCATTATATTCAAACACCTTGTACACCAAGTAGCTGCCACACGGACCCCCGTGCTCATAGGGGCGAATAGCATGGGTGGACGCTTCGATGACCACCCTGCAACTCGAATTAGATTGGCATAAGAATATAAAGTGGCTCACGCTCACCAAGTCCAGCCGCTTATCCGCTTTGCGGACCCTGATGAGCACCGATTCGGTGTCATCCGCATGCGAGTCTGCTTTTCGTATGAGCTTGATCGGAGCAAATGAAACGTCATAGCAGTGGTAGATCATGTAGAAAAGATACCAATATTGATCGTCTTCACGCACCCCAAAGTTGAGCGTCGGCGCCGTGGCCAAGCGCATGAAATCTTTGATCACCGAGAGCATGTCATCCATTGACACCGGGATAATCAGGTCAAATGGAGATTCATACTCCTGGAAGATTCGAGGATGAAACTCCTCGGCCAGCCGACGGGCCTCCGCCCGGTCTTCGAGTACGTGCGATGCCATTCAGCTCTTCCCCGATGTTATTTTGGAGATGAGCGGGGCCGCGGCCTTCGCCACAGGACGGCCGATAATGTAGGTCATTACCGTCTCCTCGATCCCGGCCGGTAGGTTGATAAACTGTCTGACGACCACGAACAATATGGCGGCCCAAAACTCGGTGGTCCACCACGGGCGCTTGCCCGGGTTCGCTGTTCCCCCGTTGGTGGCGGCCGTCAGCGCCTTTTCGCCCAGACGTGCGCCAATCCAGGTGGCCAGCACCGTGAACTCCGCGGTCGGAAACGGCTTATCAGGCCATACATACTGTTGGACTACGGTTATCAGCGCGGCGAGCGCGCCGACCCAAAATTCAGTGGTTCCAATACCTTTGCGCATTTACATCACCTCCTTAACGACTACATAGATATCCCAACTGAAATCGAAATGATTCCATATCAAAATTCGGACAAGTTTTTTTGGGGGTCAGCCCTCTGCTGGTCCAATATTCATAGTGACCGAATACATTTTGCACGCTGATCGTCGGATAGGTACTGATAAGATCACGACACAAGTGTAGCAGGGCGCTATACTGTGCGCTAGTGGGAGTAAGTCCGATATAACAAATCCCAACCGAGGACTCGTTATCGCCTGAGACGTGAGCGCCTTGTTCTGATAGCGGACGACCCGATGCGATCTGTCCGTCTGTGCGAGTGGAGTAGAGTCTGGATGAGTATTTCCCGTGTTCATCAGCACGGGCATCCATTATCGCCTTAAACGTTCTATAGTCGGTAAACTGATTGTCCACCACATAGTGGTATCCTATGTCGTGCCACCCTCGTCCCTCGGGTGGGGGCGCGGTGTGCCAACCGCGGACGATCTCCACCGATCCCCATTCAGAATAGCTACAGTGGATGTATATTTTGTTTAGCTCTCTCATCGTAATATAAAGGACGGGAGGCCCTTATAAAAAGAGCCGCCGTCCTTTTCCGCGTGCATATGACACCTGACTAGGGTGCATGTCCTATCTGCAGTTGACAAATATCCAGACCTTCGCCGTGTCAGACACGTCATCTTTTGACGCGATGCCGAACCCAACAATATTCGTATCGGGAACGGTCGCCCAGGATGCGGCGGCCAATGGGAGTGCCGAACCGCTGGCGCCGCACACGAGCGGAAAACCAGGGCGGAAGTACGTTCCGGCCGCCGTCTTACAATCGACTTTGGTCGCCCCATAAATACAGACCTCGCACAGACCGTTGTCGGCCACGGTGTCGGAGACGATAACGCCAAAGGCTTTGAACGTGGAGGCGTCGACCAGGTTGACGCCAAACGCGGAGCATACCGCGGCCTTGAGCGAGTCCATACCGGCCACCGCACCAGAATCATATTTGATGCTATCGATATCAGTCCACAGATAACTGGAGAACCTGATGTCGTTCGCGGTCGTCCCGAAGTTAAGGACCTCGGTCGCGGCCGCCGTGGTGGTCAGACCGGTGAGCACCGTCCCATATACGTATGCCGAATCATTCGAAGGAGTACCGGCGGCGGTCAAACGCAGGGCCACCGGGGCGCCCTCGGTGGTGATGATCCCACCAGTGTCTACGTATGCGATTTGGGGCAATATTTTGTGCTGGTTGAGGGTGACAAACGTGGTGTCCAACTCGACTACTCTGCCGCTCCCCCGTGCGGCCCCAGATTTGTTGCGCGCGGCCACGGTCACGCGCCCCAGACTGTCGGTCCTGACCGATCCGCAGCCAAGCTGGTAGCCAGACGATCGAACTTCGTCGCCCACCCTAATGTGCGTGCCGATCAACGCGTAGGTCCCTACACTCAGGTAGGATCCAAGCGTGGCATAGCCGGTAAGCCCAAGGTCGTCGAGGTTTGTCTCCGCGCCCATGATGACCAGCGTGCCAAAAAGCAGCAGGATTACCAAACCTGTGAGTTTTTTCTTCATCTTGTGTGTAGTACCTTACTCTGCGGGGGCAAAGACCGGCCGCACAGCCGGTCTTTGACCACCTGGTTATCCGGTTTTAGGCGTTGCCTTTGTACACATACCGGTAGTCGGTAGAGCCAACACCGGCCTTGTACGAGAACTTATACTGGGCAACGACATCCCTGTCGAAGGCCGCCTGGGTGGATCCACCGAGCATATCCGTTTTCGGCTTCCAGTACCACTGGATGCGCGTCTGATATGTCGGGTCGCCCAGCCACCAGCCGGTCGTGGTCTGCGCGTCGATAAACGAGCTGCTGACCACCTTGTACCTGCCCTGCCAGATGTTCGGGTCGTTGTTCGCCGAGCCGATAACCCCGGCGGCGGTGAACAGACTCTGCGCCGTTTTCCACAGAGCCTCGGGGACGATCAGAAAACGAGGCATGATCACAATCGGGTCGCCCTTCTCGTCGACGAGGGTGGCCAGCCCGGTACGCGCGTCCGACAGCGTAGAGTCGGCGAGCGCCCCGGCGGCAAGGTTGTCGTTGGCAACCCCGTCCCACGCTGAATGGTCATTGGCGTATATGTCCCGGGCCGAGCCGTTGATGATCAACGAGCGACCAGTGGGCTCCCCGGTGATCGTACACGCGAGATCGCAGACCTTCTGGATGATATACCCGTGAATCTGCGTGCCGCCCTTGAGACCGATCTGGGTCGCCTTGGTGACAATCTGCCCGGTTTTGTCCTCGATAACCGCCTCGGACGTCAGGTCAACGGTGATCCCGAACTTGTGGTTCTTGATCTTCGCGGACTTTTCGCTCGGCTGAGACTGCTGATACGGCGATCCTTCGCCGGTCAGCTGCGGGGAATCATGGGCGGAAAGACCTCCGATAGTCTCCTCGGACATCGTGCTCGGAACCTCCTGGACGAGGGTCAGCACATCGGTGGTCATCGGCGTATATGACGCCATGAACACCGGGTGGAGCAGCTTGCCGACCAGGGTGGGCATCCCCGCGGCGTACATCGATTCGCAAACTGCCACCGAGTCTTTTATGTTGATATCCCGGTCGCGGTCGACCAGTGCCTCGAACAGGTTTTTGAGCGACACGCTGCGCAGGGTCGTCCCCTCGGCAATCGAGTCGTCCATACTCTGGTGGAATGCTCGAATACCCTCGACGACGTTTCCGTGCGCCTCCTGTATGCAAGCGTCCACCTGGGTGGCCAACACATCTCTTTTCATCGTCTTTCCTTTCCTATTTCTTTCTCAATGTATTTCATTGTCGTGTATGCTGAACTCCCAGGCCGCTTAGCTGACGATCACGCTAAACAAGGTGGAGAGCAGCGGAACATCGATGAGCACCAGACCCTTGGTGATCGCGTCCTGATCCGAGCCGTAGAACCATCCGATGGTGAACGGCCCGCTGCTGGTCACCGCGGCGGTCAGCGTGTTCTTGGTCCCGGAGTAGCCGAGTGGCTGCCCAAAGTTGTAGTTTGCGCTCGCCAACGGGCACTCGATCACACCGCGCAGGACCACGGGGATCTTCGTCCCATATGCTCCGCTGGTCATATCCGTGGTCGTCCCACCCTTAGACGCTCCGCAGAATTTTGCGAACTCACTCGCGGTATCGAACAGTCCGACACCCGAGTTGGTCGCCGTGGAATCCGCTTCAAAGCGAAGCAGGTCCCCCGTCTGGATCAGGGTCGCGGCCACCACCGCCTCCGAATAGAGGGGCAGGCTTTTGATCAACAAGCCTTCTTCAAGGCGTACGTTTGCGTGAGACATTTTCTACGCTCCTCCAAATGTTATATTATTCATCTTCATATTCGTGGACTATCGCCCAGGGGGAAGGTTATCCCTGAAGGGCGGCCGCCAACTCCTTGCCCGTCATGGGCTTCGCACTCTCGACGACCGTGCGGGGCTTGACCGCCGTGGGACCAACTCCGCTGATCTTCGGCTGGAGCGTCGGCGCAGCGTGCCCTACCGCTTCCTTGCGGTCTTCGACCAACGCGGTGATCGCCCCCGTGAACTCGTTTTCCTTCGCCGGGTCGAAGGCCACCCCTTCGAGCACGGTGTTGAACGTGCTGGAGCACATATCTTCGGCCAGGCCGACGGTCTTCTTCACATCGGCGATGATCTCGCGCTTGCGCGCCACCTGCTCGGCCAGAGCATGCCGGGCATTCTCTTCTTTGAGCGTCTTGTTCTCGGCCTCCATCGCGGCGTGGTCGGCGGTCAGCTTATCATGGGCGGCCGTGACCTGGGCCAGCGACTCCTGCACGACGGGCAGCTTCTCACTGTCGGTCTTCCACTTGTTGGTCTGCTCATCATTCTGTACGGCGCTGCGTGCTTCGGCGATAATGCTCGCGTACAGAGCGGGGGCAGCCTCTTTCATCTCGGAAAGATTTTTGAACGACATTTCTTCTTCTCCTTCTTGTTCGGTATCATCAGCTTGTTCTATTGTTTTTTTGGTCCAGGTGCGCGCCCCCGCCTCATCCCATTTACTGGCCTCAAAGCAGTAGGCGCACAGTCGAGCAGTATGGCCCTCCCCGTCTTTTACCCTGCCGATCACGGCGATCACCCCCGGTTCGATGGGCACCCGACGCTCAGACTCGACGAGCGCGCCCCCCAGGTCGAATGTGATCTTGATCTCCTGCTCGGACGAGCTCACGCCCGCCACGGCCCCCTGTCCTTTGGGGATCGGCCTCGGGGCAATGAAGTTCATCTTGTTTATCTCGGTGGTAAACTCTTCGATCAGTGGGGTGACCAGCTTCTTGCGGTCGGCAACGGCCGCAAACTCATAGCCCTCGCGGGCGAGCACGATGTTCCCCAGCTCGTCGGTAAACGTATACTGGAGATCGTACCATTTTTCAACCACATCGCGGCGCGCCTGCTTTTGCTTAATCCGGTCTTTGAGGATGGTCACCTGCGGAGTGTCGGCCTCGGCCACCGCCTGGGCGCCCAACGCTTCGAGCAAAAACTGTTGATCTTCGTCGCTGACCACCCCCTCAAATATGTGCTCGAAATGAGTACCGTTCTCTACCGGGGCCATCCCCTCCGCCACGCTGTTCACCTTCCCGCCCGCCGACGGCCCGGAAACCAGGTCGTATGAGTGCAAGTACGTGATATCCTCTACGATCGGCCCCTTACGCCCCTCGGCGGTCCCCTGCCGAATCTTGGCCTTGCCGACAATCGACGGCCCCAGGCTCTCCGGGCTTTCCCGCATACGATCAAAAACCCATGCCTTCGGCCCCGATTTGAAAAACTTCGCCTTGGTCACGACCGTCAGCCCATCGGCGGCCACGGTGGCCCCCAAGTTTTCGGCCACATGGTCTTCGACCAACCGGGGTTCAAATATCTCCGATCGCTTGTTATGATTCAAGTAAACTTTTCTGGCCGAACCATTGATATGCTCGGCTATCGCCTGCAGCGGACGATCCCCGTAGTAAAATCCGTTCTTGGACCAGCCCTTGCGGATTACCGTCAGCTCCGCTACCCGGTTTTCCGCATCATACTTAGCCTCCGATAGATCGCCCATTAGTATAAAGTTCTGCTCCCTGGTCAGCTGAGCGTTCAGCTGCTGTTCGATCATCCGACGCTTAATCTGTGGCATATGCAAAAACTCCGTCTCAGGCTATAGATTTATCTCCTACAGACAGGACGGATAATATTATTTTATACGGCTGGCGGATAAGTCAATTAGATGCGGATAAAAAAGCCCCGGTGCTCAGGCAACCGGGGGACCATCAGCGAGCTGACGGCGCGTCGTCTAACGGAATTTATCCGGGCAGAAGGATTTGAACCTTCGACCGCCTGTCCCCAAAACAGGTGCGCTACCTGACCGCGCCCTGCCCGGAATCGCTTTTTTGAAACGTTCTTTCGGTATCCGGCTTCAGATATTCGACGCTGACTATCTGGGTGTCAGGTATACACATATCCCCATCGGCGCATATGTCATCTGAAATGCTTGCCGCGACCAGAGTGTGCCCGTCGTCACGTGTGAGAAGCCATCCGATTGTTACTATATACTTAGCGGAGCAGCGAGCCTTAAGATCCTCTACGTCCATCCATGTGGAACTTGAATGTGAGTCAAGCCACGTTATCATAACGAGGTCATGAGTAGATTGAAATTGAGTGAGCTTCTCACTTGCCATATTTCCTCTTGTAGATAGCGGTAAACAAGTATGAAAGATCTATGCCATTCAGGTCAAAGTCTTGATCAGCAATATTGTACCTAAAACTTGGGTAGAGCCATATAGCCATTCCATGGCCGGTAAAATGTCCAAGCGTATCATATAGTTCTAAATCGACGGCCATCACCCCCGGGTACACAGAATCGGGTTCCGGGTAGACGATGGTCGATGTTGAGTCATCAAAGTGTATGGTGTCGACATCTACCTGGCCGGGGAATGGGACGCTGTCGACCAGGGTGATCCAGATGAACAGGCTATCTTGTCCAGTATGGATATAAAAAGGGAAAGCGGAGCCCATGCTCCGCTCCCCGGGTTGAGAATGGACGACCGTCACCGTCAAAGACAGGGACAGCAGTATCTGTACGAGTAGCCTGCGCATAACCTACGGCCGCCAGAACAAGAAGCTGAACAGCGTCCAGAAATCACGGCCGTTGACCACCCCATCCTGATTCACGTCGAACGGGTTGGCCATCTTGACCGGCGTGTACGAGATCGATAGCTCGGGATTGTGGTCCCCCGTACTATCCGGATATATGTTGGTGACCAGCTTCCAGTGGCGCAGGCTGTCGAGCGTCTGCACCTCCTGGGTAATGTGGATCACCGACGGATTATCAGCGTCCACGGTTACCTGGGTGATCAGCGTGTCACCGGTGGCCAGCACTGTCTGCGTCGGGGGCACCAGGGTCAGCGTCTCGGCCACGGTCTTCACCGGGGGCAGACAGATCAACATGATGATCGCGCAGACTAGCAACATTGTTTTGAACTTCATCGACGGTCCTCCTTGTCTTTTGTCTCATTATACGCGTTGTCCATCAGCTTCTGCAAAGATAATTTGAAACTTTTTTCCACGCGAACCCTACTGTTTACCGCTTGAGATATTTTTTTGGCCAGCTGGCGAACGGTCGGGATCACCCGTGCGTATGCTTTTCGCGCTTCGCATGCGCCACTGTGCACCTCGGGGATAGTCCGCTCCACCGTACAGTCTATATCCGAGTACTTGCCGAATCGAATGGCCTGCCCGCACACACGGCACCCGACCTCCAGGGTCGGCCACCCCGATATAGTCCACTTGCGCTCGGGCACCCGGTAGACCCGACGACCATCGTCTGCCGTGCACTCGAACTCGTAATATTCGCCGGTTCGACTGTCGTAGCCCGCTATGGATTTCATAGGATGGCCAACGCCTCTTTAACCGCCGTGGCGACCACGGTCATCTGCGCGTCAAATCTGTTCTCAAGATCGGGGTTGCCCGTCAACTTGTGGACCCCATGACCATCGGTAATCTGCTTGACCAACTTGCCGATCAGATCCAGTTTATCCCGTACGTCGTGCACGCTCTTGATCGGCCGATCCTGTACGTCGGGCTGACGCATGGACATAAAAAGTGGCTCCCCATGCATGTTCACGCCCTCGGTGATCCTGCGGGGCATAAGTACGGCCAGCGCCTTCTGCACGGTGTTGATGCCAACGGTCTTGAACACAATCGGGCCAGCCAGCGCGTCCAACTGGATCTCCATGTCCAACGATGGGGCTACTCCCCGGTCATCTCTGGCCTGGGCCATAAATGTAGCGACCTTGATCAGCAGATTGGGATCCAGCTTGATCGTCAGCGTCTGCTCATTGCGTTTGGGTATCACCCCATGTACATTTGGATATTGCTCATCGGAACAGAGAATATTCTGTGAGACCTCGTGATCCAAGTCGGTGGCCGCCCAGACAACCTGGCCGTCCTGCTTGTCGAAGATCAGGCGCCCGTGCGTCAGTATGGGCAGGTTCTTTACCTTCGATGATATCTGCTTGGCCAGACCAGCAAACGCCTGGGCGGGCAGCAGCACGTCCGTAATCGGATCCCCTTGCTGGTCGTCACCCAGACTGCGCAGCCGCGGGTAATCATCTTCGTTCGCCGACGATCTCCATACTCGGAATAGTATATGGCCGTCCGTGGCCTCCACATACTCGTCGGTCAGGTGCACGTTCCGCAGCGGGAGCCGAGGTTCATTCGAGTCGGCGGCGGCCGCGGCGACCAGGGTCATAATCTTGTTGATCAGCATTTGTTCTCCAAGTCTTTTATCATCTGTTTAACCTTTGCTATTTCAGTATCGGTATGCTGGGTTCCCCCGGTGTTCAGCGCCACATACCATTCGAGCACTTCTTTTGGATCATCAAGATCGGCAACGTGAAATCGAAATGAGGGGCTTGTCCACGAGAGCTCACCCTCGTACTGGGAGTGGAGCAGCCCATACGCGGGGATCTTGTTGCCCAAAAAGGCCAGCACCGCGTCGATACGCTGCTTGCCGTCGACGAGCACCATCGGCCTGTGAAACCCGTGCATCCACCCCGGGCAGTTGAAAAAGATGTCCATGCCCGAGAATCCGCCGCGCAGACCCCATTCAACAAACTGGATCTTCTGCACCTCAGTCCAGATATATCCGCGCTGGAACTCCGGATCAAGATCAAGCTTGTACTCCGTGACATACCGAGATATTGTCCGTCGTAGATCTGCCCAGCCCTGATCTACAGCATACCTCGCCAGGTTAACCTGTTTGATATCAGTAAATTTCATACACACATCCTTACCCTCATTATACGCTTTTTCTGACCGCCGTGTACCCACCCCAATCCCAGTCGTCGATGGTGTCCAGCGTCCCATACTGTTTCTTCTTGTTGGGCACCCCGTAGGCCCGCAACCCAAATATCTGGCCGGTCCAGTTGTCGACCAGGTATCTGCCCTCCGATGCTGGGGCGTCAGGGCGACCGGTGTCAATCCGTGTGTACCGCCGGGCAAAGTGAACGGACACGCAGTAGTCGATCAACTCACGGGCGAGCCCCTTCGCCAGTCCGTGGGCCAACATCTGTTGTTCGAGCAGCTGCTTAAACCGCATGATCTTGGGCACAAAAATATCATCATCGTCTGCCATTCTCTACCTCTTCTTTCATCTGTTTGGCCAGCGCCTCCTCCAGGGGGAGCCCGAGGGCGCGCGCCCGCGCGACCACCGACCGCCAGGTCCAAGACCGTTGAAGATCTTCGGACCCGGCTACCCGGGCGGCCTGCACTTTGATATGATGGTCAAGATTTTGCATTGTCTTGCACTGGTTTCAAGTCCCGCAATATCTGCCAGATTTCGTCGACATCGGCCTGTAGCGAGGCGGCTGCGGTAGCCATTTCGCATTTGTTCATATATCCGGGCTCGTATGGTCGGGCATGTCCTGCTTGAGCGATCCTGGCAAGGCGAGTTGATAGGTTCCCCCGATCTCGAATGTCCGCGAGTCTCTTAATCGCTTCCTCATTTGTCATCTTACTTACTCCTCAGGCCGGTCAATACGACCGGCCTGGGTTAGGGGTTTACTTGTTGATCCGGTAGTGATTTACAATCCCTCTATATCATCGGGCCGATAGCAAGTACCGCCGCCCTCTACGACTCTTGGATCCACCTTTGGGGGAGACACGGCCCAGTACCATGTGCCATCTGTGATTTCATCACAACGGCGGTTTGCGTCTACCGCCTCATCTTCCGTCATTAGACGGGTTTCGGCTACAGCCAGCCCATCGGTTAGATAATACATCTCCATTTTATCAACTCCTCATCTTGTGCCGAAGTACTCGGCGAAGGCTTTGAACTTGTCAACCTGTCTCATATATCCTCCTATCGTTTGGTTATCGCACCGCCGCCGCAATCTTTCTCAGCAGTCTGCTCCGCAATTCCGCCGCCTGCGCGAGGGAAATAAGTTCGTGCACCTTGAGGCACAAGATTGAGTCCGCACATGCCTGAAACTTTTCAGCGTCCAGGTCGTCGATCTGGTACCCCTGCTTGCTGAGCTGATACTTAATCGGATCTTCTGTCGATCCGAACTTGATATCACTGGCCAGCCTTCTAAGTACCTGGCTTTTTGATGTTCTTGCTTCCATTCTCAATCCCTTTCATTGTTTAGCTTACCATATGATACGACATTTATTCCAATTTGTCAAGTACTTTTTGTAAATAAGTGCAGAAATATATGGGGAAGGCCGGTCGTGGGGATAGGCTGACCGGCCTTCTGGGCTGAGGGGACAGAGAAAATTGGGGGCCTTTACGACGGCTTGTGGCCGGGGATTATCAGCCTGGGATCGGCCATGACCTTCTGCTTGAGCAGCTCGGTCGCCGTCATCTCGGCCGACATCTTGGCGATCAGCTGGGGTAGATTGATCTCCACGGTTCCCCCCGGAGTTTGCACCGGGATCGGCATGTTGATCAGCTTTTCCACCATTGTCTGGGCAAGCTGGTTGCGTTCCAGATTGCTGTTCACCGTCGAGATCAGAAGCCGTAAGGTCTCGCGCACGGTCGTGTACGCCTTGCCCTGGTGCTCGAACTCGTAGACAAGCTGGATATGAGACAGATTATCATCGGCCAGGATCAGCAGACCGTGGGTAAACTCCGGGGCCTTCTCATCTTCTTGGGGCTCGAATTTGCTCGGCGGCTCTTTTTTGTTCATATTTTATCCTCTATATCCTTGCAGTCCATCATTTTTCAACCGTGATAAAGACATACCGGAAAGCACCGGGTTATCCTGCTTCAGCTTCTCCAAAAGCTGTTCGTCTATTTTTGAGATTACAACAGCGCCGTGCTCCTCGGTTGTCAGCGACACAGATTGAGTATCTTCCTCCCACTTTGTCCAGTGGAGTACTATGCTGTGATCCAGATATGCGTTTATCGCCAGTTCAACAACATGCGGCCTGGGTCGAAATACTGCCCAGCAAAGAACAGGATGCTCAACGTCCGCCAAAGACACGTAGTACAGCGTATGTTCTGTTATTTCCATACTCTATTATACGCTTATTATCTTGCGAATAAACTTTTTAATTGGAATTCCGTTGATATTCGTGATTTTTGCCTTGTTAAGCACGGAGATCACTTTGTCATATGCCTCGGCATCAACTTGAATTTCTTTTACATACTTGAAGTCAATGAAATTTCTAAATATTTGCTCGTTGCCCACGACGGTCGCCAAATCTTTGTCCGCCAAAGTGTTGATAAACTTTTGACGCCCAAGCCATCTCTTTTCAATTAGACCTGTTTTTCCATATGAATCACTATCATACCCGTACCAATCAAGTCTGTTCAGCTGCGATTTATCTATGATGTACCTGACTCTGCCCGTCCCAACATCATCTACTGTGATCTTCGTCAAGTCCTCTCCGACCGGTGAGATACGGGTAAACACCCCATTGGCGCCCCCGGCCCTAAGATCGGCCGTGCAGGAGAGCCCTGTTGTTTTATCACCAATTCCCGCCATCGTTCGAACCTCGGTGGATATAAATTGCCCTGATTTTATCAGATTTGGCATATCCTCTATCGATCCGCAATGGTACAAAGTCTCGACCTGATCGAGCACCTCTTTCGGCAGCTCTTTCATCGGAATCTGATACCCAGAAATGTTTTCAAACGTATACTTTTCAAGATTACCAATATCTGCTGCTTTATCCGCCCATGCAACTCTGGCCTTCAAGTAGCTCAAACGATCCGCCTCACTGGTCGAGGTCAGAAGACCATCGATTCCAACATTTTTCGCCATATCTCCAAATTTAGCAACAGCGGACTTGAGATCTGAATCGATAACGTCGATAAATACTCGATTCATATACGAAGCATACTTGTCTTTCGGGCTATACATGTAAAATTTGCTGGCAATTTTTCCATCAGGACCGCGGACAATCGCTTTCTTTATCTTTGCTTCACGTCCAACCCATTTGTCCTCTGTAAGCTTTCCATTAGAAACCAGGTTTGTCCGCAAGTACCCGCTCTCTGCTGATGCTTTTTTGGCCGTTAAGCTCTTCCACACGGTAGCACCCGAGTCCTCGGTAAACTTAAACTCAAAGCTATAGTATTCCTTTTTAGCCTGCACGTCCCATAATTTATATATCTTAAGTTCCTGTCCGTCTATCGCAGATCCATCAATGGGTATGCGCGCCACAGACTGAACTTTAGATGTGCCGACCTGCTCCCACTTAACGTCCTTAAGACCTTTTCCGTTCAGTAGGTCAATATTCTGGCCAGCAGACAGATATGGATCTATCGGCCTTGCGGTGATCGCCGTTGACACCTCTTTCTTGGCCACCGGAGCGGCAACCTTGATCGTTTGTTTGGCGGCAAATTGTGCGCCAGCCTAGGAGTTGGGTACCGCGTAGTATATCTGTCCGCTGATACTCTTTCTCGTGTAGATACCTAACTCTCTCGCCCGCTGGTTAAACGTGTACCAAGGAAGATCCGCCTGTTCTCCATACAAAGCAGATATCCGCGCTTTGTCGACCGCGCGTAACCCCGATCCAATAAAATCCGAACCATCACCAGTCAGATTAAGACCCGCAGATGTGGTGCCACCCATTGGTTTTTTGGCCCCCAGAGTAATATTCGGATTCCCCCTATCTTTCGGATCTATTATCGACACTATGTTATTCTTTGTCCGTAGGGATACAAACTCAGCCCGGGGCTGGCTTATCCCCCCCAGCTTATCGAGGTTGAGCGCCGCCTGCCGGTAGGATATTGGACTACCGAACTGGCCGACCACCGCCTGATCCAGGTCAAACTGCTCGGCCTTCCACAGCTTGTACAGCTGATCGTTGGCGAACACCTGGCGCTGTTCGACGTCACTCATCGTATAAAATTGCTGGGCCAACGGCGGATCAAAAGTATCGTCGACGGGCTGAGTGATCTGCCCGGTGTTAAAGTACTCATCCGGGTAGGGCATGGGGACCAGCACGCACATCCCATTCGGGTGGTCGACCAGTTGTTCCCCCGGAGCGTAGTACCGGCCATCCTGGGCGATGCAGGCCAGGCACGGACGGCCGTCGGCGACCCGTCGAGACCCGTAGAACACATCTTGATTATCTTGGACAAACCCGGTCGTGTCCCCGTTGACCGCCCCCATGTAGGACGTGCGGGCAATCCGGGTCACATTGTACTCGGCGGTGCGCCGCACAGTCTCGTCGACATCCTTTGGGTACATGGAGGCCAGCACCTTGTCGGTCGCCCAGCCGAACCCCTTTCCCTTAGAGATGGCGAGCATCATCTCCCGCTGGATCATCTTCACCTGATCGGCGCCGACGGTCTTGATCAGCGCCGCCGGATCCTGTCCGGCCTGCAGCTGGCGCCGGAGCGCCTGGGTAAACGACTGCGCGGGCGTGCCCCCAAACGAGATGTTAACCGACGCCTCGGCAACCGGCTTCTGCCCGGCCGCGATCTTGGCCTTCGAGAGCGCGTGCTCCAACTCTTGTCGGTAGAACATGTATATTTCCTCGGCGCGCCCGACCACCTCTTGGGCCATCATACTATATCGATAATGCACATACGAGGAAAGGCGGGCAAAGTACTGCCCGGCCTGCTGTTCAAACTGAGCGTAGTCAAAGCGATCACCCTGGGAATTTTGATCGACTATCGCCTTGGCCATCCCCTGCACATAAATCGATATGTCCTGCAGCGCGGACCTGATTTGCTTTACCTGCTGAAAATCTCGATGGTTGGCGCCGCGCACCAACCGAGATCCGTAGGCGGAGAACAGTCGATTACGCTTCATCTACTTTCCGGGCGGCGTAGGTTGGCCCGCCGGTTGGTCGGCCGGTTGACCGGCCGGGGGCGCATTCGGATCCGCGGAGGGCAGACCGTTGTTAAACCGGGAGTACGCCTGCTCTTTCCTGCTCTGATCGGCAGCCCACTCGGCGGCCGTCCGCGACTCCTCCACTTCGGGGTTGAGGCCGATGCGCAGCCGCGCCGTATAGACGGACATGAGGCCCAGCGTTATATAGATCTGCACCGCTTGTGCCTCCTGAGTCGGATCGGTCTGGATTATGTTCGGGAAGATCAGCATCAGCGGGATGTTGATCGTCCGTATAGTCTTTTTCTTCTTGCTCTGGTCTACCAGGGGCTGCACGTCGGCCACCGCCTCGTTCAACGTCGCCCCCGAGGCCATACGGTCGTCAATGTATCTTCGCACCTCGCCTATTGCGTCCTCCGGCAGGTACTCGACCGTGTACTCCTCTTTGAGGACGCCCCTGCGGATGCCCATGACAATCAGGTAGCGGAGCATGCGCCGTAGGTGCTCACCATACTCATCCTGCATATCCTGGACCATCTGCGCATAGGGGTTGCCCGCCTCTTTGATCGACGCGTAGTTCTCGTTCTCGGCGTTGACCTGCAGAATGTGGATCGGCATCGACAGCGCGCTGCCAATCATGTACAGAATAGATTTATAATCTGTTTCGGCCTCGACCGCCCCCGTGTTGGGCGCCAGTATCTGGTATTTACGATCCGGCGTTTCTATGAGCTTCATCCCACCCTCGGGCATGGGCTCGGTCGACCGCGTAAACGATGCTCGTTTACCCGAACCACCACCCCGGGTCTCGACCAGAAATATCTTAGACCGAAGATGGTTGAGGCGCGCCCTGGAGTACAGAAAGTCGACGGCCACCCTGTTCCAGCGGAGAATCGACTCCATGATCACCCGCCCCCGCAGATCGTACTCTAGCCCGTGGCGGAACATCATCATCCGCACCCGCTCCGGCTGCTCGGCGTCGCCCACGTTCTTCGACCGCGCTCGATTTAACGTCTGGGGCAGGTGAAGCTGATCCTCATCACCATACGGATGAGATATATCTAGGTAGATCTTTGTGCTCATCTCCTTGCTGTCCAGCGGAACGTACATCCGCTTGTAGGACAGGCGCGTTTCATAATCTTCTGGATCGAGCTCAATCTCATCGATTTCTGACGAGCTTACCGACCTGAAGTTCAGCAGCGTATCATACTCGGCGTCAAACCCTGGGTCGTAGTTGTCGAACAGCAGCGGAAAGTACTCGCCGTCCAACAGATAGGTCTGGAACATCTGTTTGACCCGGATCTCCATGTTATTCCGCTCCCAGAAGTTCTGGACAACATGTTTTATGTCGTCAACCAAACAGTCTATGCGGATGCCCCGGCCCAGCACATACCGTTTGAGGTTCTCGATCTCGCTGTGCGCAATAGGGTAGTTGATATACTGATATCTGGATGCCGCTTGTTGAAGGCGCAGCCGCCCCACATCCTGCACCGTATTCGGATCCTGGTTGGGGACAAAGCCGACGGCCGTCCACTCGGCCTCGCTCAATCGTGCAAATTTCTTCCTATCCGGATCTTTTACCGACAGCTGATCCCCGTCGTTGATCCCCACATACTGTTCGAATATGGATGACCCACGATATGCCTCCACACGGTACAGGCTGTCCCCCTTACCACTTTTTACCCACTCTGTGGCCTCCGCCACCGCGTCCTCGATACGCCCGTCGATGCTCGCCTCCAGGTCGGCAACCCGGTCGTCCGCGGCCCGCTGAATATCCTCGACGATGAGCCGCATTTCGTCCTCTACCACCCGTCGAGCGATCTTAAACTGTTTTGCCGCCACCGTCATATACTAAACCTCCATCTTAGCCTATTTAATGCGAACAATATATTTATCCTATCCGCTGCGGCGCACTCGGGCGAAAAATCTGGCCGCCTGGAGCTGGACTTCCCGGCGCTGCTCGTTCATCCGCATAATATTCTGCAGCTCGGGGATCCCCAGTTTGAGCGCCCAGCGTACCACATCCCGGTATGATACACTGTAGGGGAATACAATCTGTTCCAGCTGCTTTTTCATCTCAAGCGGGATCGACAGACTAAACGTGTGCTCGGCCGCCTCCTTGGTCTCCGGCCTGATCTCCACACGATCATCGACTGATATCATATGATACTCTATGTGTTCGGCAATCTGCTGCTGGTCGGTCCGCAGATCAAACTGGCGTTCGAGCTCGGCGGGCAACCCCTGCAGACTATGCTGATGTTCGTCAAGCCAGAAGTGAACACGCTCCTCCACCGCGTCAACATGCTCACAGTCACATATGGGGCAGCAATTGTAGTCGGCGGTTACCCCCGATTTTCGTTTTTCATCGTAGAACAGTCGTTCGAACCGGGCGATCGCACGCAGACGAATATTGTTGGCCGCCCCCTCGGTGACCAGGCCCATCCCCTTGGCGATCTCGTTTGCGGTCTTCCCCTGCATGTAGTATCGTTCGATGACCATCCGCTCCACCTTGGGCAAGCGGACGAGCGCCCGGCGGACGATCGTGATCAATATTGACCGAGCATCCTCGTCCTCGTGGGCGGGCAGCTGCCCTGTCTCCTCCAACTCAAGTATGTCCTGCAGGCTGAGGCTCAGGTGCTCCACGCTCATCGGATCAAATCTATCGACATATAAGTTGGGATCAACCTGCTCGACATACTGTGTTGAAGAGTACTCTCCCGGTGCGGTCTTGCGCAATCGTTCTCTGCTAATAGTAATCTGCTCCGTCTATGGTATTGCTCTCGTCAAATATGGACCCGCGGCGCGGCCCCGGGCGCTCACGCGCATCCTCATCCTCTTCGGGCCGCTGCTGCTGCCGTCGTGCTTCCCGCTCGATCGCCTGACGATCAAACTCATTATCTGCGGCCGCCATCTGGTGGGCCAGCCGCTGTTGGCGCGCGCGCGTATCCTCCTCCGGTTCAAAGTAGGTCACATTGTTGTTCGCGTTAAACATAGCACCGATAACCGATTCAAGCAAGTCAATAGATCCGCGTGGCGACTCTCGAACATGCATTGTCCGCGCATCATATGTAGCGCCCAGGGCCTCCTGTTCGATCAGCGTAATATACTGATGTTCATCAACCACCACCCCAAAATCATCAACATCGCACTTTTTAACATTCCCGTATACCGCTTCAGAGCTTTCCGACTGAGGTTCGTAAAACGGAACATGGCAACGACCCGACTGGATTGCTGTTTTGCCGTGCGTCCACGCGGCCAGTCCTGAAAACTTGCCGAGGGCGATGGTCGACTCCTTGCGATATCGTTCCGGACGATCAAAGTCGATCACCGGGTAGGTGGTCGTCCGATCGAGCGACAAGTTGGCGCATATAAAACCATGATGCTGTTCGGTCTCGCGCGCGAGCAGCTGCATCGTGTGCACCGATTGAAATCGGTCGAAGGTCATCAACAGGATGGGAAACCCCCGACGATCTATCTCATAGATTATCTCCCTAATCTGCTCGAAGTCAACCGGATGCCCTTTTTCCGGTTTGATCCTGAACAGCAGATCGAAGGTAAAGTCGGGAAGATACTCCGATGTGAAATAGAATTCCCCGCGCTCGTCCTTGCGCCGCATCGCTATCTTCCGCCATTCGGACACATGGCACATCGACAGCGCATATGCATCGTGGGTATACCCACCGTCAAGGTGCATAAACCGATAGTTGTCGTCGGTGCACCACCAGCCGGGGTCGAATTTCATATCCTTGTCTATCGGGTTGGGCCGATTCTGATCGACCATATCGTGGATGGCCCGCCGGTACTCAAAGTACGGCGATTCCGATTCCTGTGGGGTGTCACCAAACGACTGCCACGCGACTATCGGATTGGATATAAAATCATCATAGAATTCTATGGGGATCTCTATGATGTTCTGAGGAAACTCGGACGCCCTCGGGCTCATAGGCTGATGGTCACCTGCGCGCTCAGCACCTCTTTCTGATTGTTATACGGGGTGCAGAAATTGCCGTTCAGCAACGCTTCTCGAACCGAATAACACTGTTGGGGATCCTCTGGGACGTCAACCGTGACCGACAGGCTGCGCGCCCGTGGGTCTGGGGGCTCAACCGCTAGCTTGCGCGCCAGCTTTGTCAGCAGGAAATATTCATCCTGACCCTCGGCCACCATAGTCATCTCACCTTGTTCTGCTTCAATGCGCATACTCTGCTCCTATCAATTGATTTAACTCGGAGATCAGCGCGGCCGGGTCGCCGCCGCTGCCCTCACATTCTCTTATACTGTTAACCAGATCGTGGAGCCGACGTTGTCGCCGTTCCTCGATCAAACTTTTCATCGCCAAACTTGTATCCACACCATATCCGGCCATGTAGATCACGCTGTCCATCAGGCGCGCCTGGCCCCCGGTCAGCCCCGTGTACAGCGCCGCACTATCGGTGCCGCTTTCCCGTATTGAACGGTAGACGGCCAGTAAATCCGGATGATCGTCGAGCAACCGCTCGTCCACGGTCATCCCCTGATCGGCGTAGACCCCGGCGAGCAGGATGAGCGCCTGCGCATAATCTACGGCGGACAGACGCTCCGGCTGCCCCAGAGGACGGCCGCCCACGGCGGTCAGGCTCGCCCTGACGATCTTCAGCTGCTCGGCACACAGGTCGAGGAACAGCGACCTTCGATCGACGTTGACCATCTGCCCGGCGAGCTTCTTGACCAACAGGGTGAGCTGCGCCTTATGATCGGGTGTGGCCGCGCGCAACCGCATGTCAAACCAACTTTGGGCGCCGCGGAGCAGCCTGGTCATCTCCGGACGGCCATGCTCTCTGATCACCAGATCTGGATCCTTGTCCTCGGTCTTCACCACGTAGACGGAAATTCCTTGGTCGAACAGGGCGGCCATGCTAGAATCAACGGCGGCCACCCCCGCCGAATCAGAGTCGAGGGCGAGCACCGCCTCCGCACAGTAGCGGGCGAGCAGCTTCGCATGCTTGGGCGTGAGCGCCACCCCACAGATGGCCACCGTATTCGTATACCCCGCTTGGTACATGCTAAGCTGATCAAAGTAGCCCTCGACAATGATCACCCCCTTACACTTAGATATTGATCTCCATGCACGGTCTAATCCATATAGGTACGCACCTTTATCGTAAATTGGGGTATCCGGGGAGTTCATGTACTTGGGGGTCGCCCCGGGCGCCGTACCGGCAAAGCCGAGCGTTCTCCCCTGCAAGTCGATCAGTGGGAACACCCACCGGGATGCCCATCGATCAAAGTAACCACGATCGCCCTTGATCAGCAAACCGGAGAGTGCGATCAGCTCCGGAGACCAGTCGGACAACCGTCGGCGAAGCAGACCATCGTCGTAGCCCAGTCGGTACTCGGCAACTATCTCGGGGGATAGCCCCCGCCGCCCCACGAAGTAGTCCTCGGCGTCGGCCAGCCGCTCCACAAAATATTGACCAGCAAGATCGTGGACAGCCAACAGCTGGTCTGCCTGATCATCAGCTTTGTACTCAAGTTTGATCCCCAGCCTGTTCGCCAGGTAAGCGGCCGCCTGGCCAAAGGTCATCCGCTGATAGTCCATCAAAAACGTGAACACGTTGCCGCCCCGTCCGCAGCCAAAGCATTTGTATATCTGCTTGGTTCGACTGACGCTAAAGCTCGGTGCCTGCTCCGTGTGGTCTAAAAATGGGCATATTGCCTGATATTCGGTGCTCCCCTTGGCCTTGAGCGTAACCCACTGGGATATCAGGTCAACGATGTCCGTCTGCACACGTATGTTGTCCAGCAGATTGCGTGGGATCATAGTAGAGTATACGCCGTTCTTCCTTGACAGCCGTTTACAAAATTTCTGATGGCCCCTGTGGTTCATTCCACCCGGCAACGATCAACTTGCCGACGCTAGCGTGGGGCCATATAAGATTTGGCCGGTCTGACGCCCATAGATTAACGATGCTCACCGGGCTTCTGCTCGCACCATACTCGTCTACGATTTATCAAACCGGCCATTCTATACTTTCTCGGCGCTGCACGTCCACCGGTGGAGGCCCGCAGATGTGCACAAGCGGGTAAGCCCGGCCGTCGATCGGATGAAAGCTATTAGACCGATCAACAGCGCGCGCCGATTCCTTATATTCCGCTTATCGATTCTCTACCGGGGGTGCCGGAGGCTCTTCTACAGTCGCCGCGGGCTCGGTCGCCGTAGGTTCGGGCGCCGGAGGCTCTTCTACGGGCGCCGTAGGTTCAGGCGCCGGAGGCTCTTCCGGGGGCACTGTGGGCGCCTGTGGCGGTGCCGTGGGGGCAACAGGCGGCCGCTCGACTGCCTCCGCCTTCTCGGCCTCCAGGGTGGCGAGCGCCTGCTTGGTGATCAGCTTTCCGTCGTAGACGGTCAGGTCGAGACGGCTTTCGTTAAGCACCGAACTGGGGCCGACCAGACGATCGATAGCCTGCTCGGCAAACTTGCGGATCAACGGGCTATCCGGAACATCCAGCTCGTCCTTGAGCGCCTGCGCCAGCTCGTCGCCGACGATAATCTTAATCTCTGACATTCGGGTCTCCTTTCCTTTTGATACAGTATACGCTATTTTAGAGTACATGGCTAGCATTTGCAGAGTGATCTACTGGTTTTCCCTGGGCGTCCACTATACACCTGTTCGCCTTATCGAATAAAAATGTTTTACCGCTAAAGTGCTCGCGGGGGTGCCCGTCCCATGTACATCTACGGCGGAAGAATATTTTCCTATCAGTCCTGGACTTCTTGGCCATACGCTCAAGAAAATCATTGCCATGCCGTGTGTTGGAGAACATGGTGAGCAGCCCGGGGAGCCTGCCGTTAACCGACTTCCAGGCGACAAATCGAGATTTCATACGCCCGTAGATCGCGCTGTACATTACTTCCGCCGCGTCATAATCTTGGCCCATGACCGCCTTCTTTGACCCCTCTACGACCTCCAGATAGTTTGCCTCGTCAATTCCGCCGCCCATCAGATTGTAGCCTATGGCGGACAACGCCGATCCGCTCCCGGGGAAGATCACCACATCCTTGGGAAACCGCAGCTCCGATGGATATTTTTGGCTCTCTTCAATTTTGGCAATATTACACTGGGGCGGGAAATAGGTGTTGAAAAACGGACAATCAAATGCTTTGAGCACCGAGGTAAACGTGACCTTGCGCGCCAGCTTGGCGTTGCGCGACATGCAGACAAACGAGATACCCTGACCATCGGGGTCAAGACGATAGTACTCCATTGGCTTCGCACGGGTGAGCACCTGCATCACGTCCAGGCGGAGCAGCGATCGAAATTTGTGGGTCTTGCCCGAGCCTATGCCCTCGATGTCAATAAATGTGTCGGTGCCATACCGGTGGCGCGCATGCCACAGGTCAATAATATCCTGCCTGTGCACCGGCCACAGCCCCTGGATCTCCCGAGTTTCGTCCTCTATCTGCTCAACGTAATAGCGCCCGCCGCCATAATACGGGTCGTCCAACAGTGTCTCCAGCGGCACCGTATCAAACTCTGCCTGATCATGTTCGTCCCACCGCGACTTAGGCTCGTAGACTATTCCACGATCACGATCGCGCTCGACCAGCCGAGTGGTCTCGTTTGCGAGCGCGCGGAACATCGGGGTATCAAGGGGATTGTACTGCGGATCGCCAGGTTCAATCATCTGCGTCAAAGAATCCTTCTGCTATTGGTCGGCCTTCACGGGCCGCCACGGCCGCCTCTTCCTTGGCCTGTTTATACAGCCCGTAGCACATGCCCAGACGTTCTTTACCGTTCGGCTTGGTCTTCTGCGCCTCGGCGCTGCCCATGCACCGACTGACAAAGTCGCCCACGCTTTCATTCTTTCTCGGCCGTGGCATCGTCTTCTCCTCGAATGATATCAATAGAGTCTATGGATAGTATCTCGGTGACCACCCGTGTGCCGTTCGAGCCCATGACAGTCCGGGCGCGCCCACGAATTCCAAACTTCAAATCGGTGGACGGAATGCTCTGCGCACCCCCGTGAACCAGTTCGAACGGTGGCGCGCCGGAGCGCAGATGATCGGCCATCGTCTTCATCGCCGCGGCGGAGATTATTGTTCCATTTTTACCCGGTTGGCCCGCCTTGATCAACGTCCCTTTATGTTTCATCCTATGTCCTCCAACGTAAAGGTAAGCTGTACGGTGTTCTGCTCCCCGTCGATCACCCAGCCTTTCTCCAAGATGTGTTCAAACAGCTGGCGAAGTCGCCGGACATCCTGCAGCACATATCCAAAGAGATCGGCCCAGTGACCGTCGGCGAGCATGCTGGGCGCCAGACGGCCGAGCTTCGCCGGTTTACCGTGGCCGAGGGTGGCCGCGCACACCACGTCGAGGCCCAGCGATCCGTTTAAGACCGTGGATCTGCCCAGGCGTGCAAGCGCGTCATCTATCGAGGTCGCCGAGTGCTTGGCACACACTATCAGCTCAAACACATCTATGTCGGTCCACAGCGTTGTATCGGGGGTGTTCGACTGCTGAACAATATACGAGTCAAAAGCTTTCCCGTTGTAGGAGACCACCCTGTTCCCCCGAAGATATCCCTCAAGCTGTTCCTCCTGGCCGGGCATGAAAAAGTTGTATCGATCATGGTCATAGTTGTAGACGCAGCCGACGCCCAAGCGCATACCCGCCTTATCAACCCATCCGCCCTCAAGCTGCTCGGCCAGGTACTTCGTTTCAATATCGTAGACTAAGAGTGACATTTATCGCCCTCCAAAGTCCAGCGCAGCAGGTGATCGAACTTGTAGAAAATGGGGTACTTGAGCTTCTGCGCCAGGTCATATTCGTCGCGCGCCCCCGGAGAGTTTATCCACCCGTCGACCATGAGCATGCAGTTACATACGTTGATGATAATCAGTTTATCGAGCGCAATCCAATAATCGTATTCCGCTGTGGGCGCATACCGATCCATATGCTGGCTGTGCGTGTGTGGACAATAGTGGTAGATACTGTGCTCCGCGCAGCTGATCGCCAACGCGCGCGCCCGCCCAACATTCTCGTCGACGGCGAGCATGGTCGGCGCCGAGTATGGTCCGGCTATGTACACAAATGGGGTTACCATGACGGGAGCGCCTCTACAAAGCCGGGGTCAAGTTTATCGGTCTCGTCCTTAAACTCTTTGACGGCGCGCAGAAGATGCCGCAGGTTATTGACACCCCCGGCGGTCTCGATCACCTGTTTTATCGCGGGCAACACTGTAGATAGCTGATCAAGACTATCAACCCCGAGCTCTTTTTTCAGATTGTCGACCTCGGAGCGCCGTTGTGCGCTCTCCAAGCGCCTGACCTCGGATGACAGCATAGCTATCTCTTCGGCCATCTTAGTACCGATCTCCCGGCCGAGCAGATGATTTCGCTTGCGATCGGCCATCCACGATCTAAAGTAATCTATTTTATTCCCGTGAAATGGCCACCTGTCCGGGTCTACTTTGTTCATCAGTATATACATCAGAAAATTGGCATCGAGTGGTACGTTCCTATTCAGCGGTTTGACCACGGTCCTGACCGTCCCCGACTCATGCACGTAGACCAGACCGACCCCGCCGCCGATGGTCTTCACCTCGTTCTGGTGGATCAACCCATTGGGGCAGGCGAAGGCAAACACATCACAGTATTGAAGATACTGTGGCCACTTAGTATCGGACAGAAAATCCTGCCTCGATACTTTTATCTCATAGGCGGTGACCAGCGGGTTGGCCCACGATTTGGCGATGGCCACCAGGTCCATACGACACATGTTATCGTTGAACCAAGTGGGGCCGTTCTTGCACTCGGTGACAACAAAGTCTTTTGCATGCCTGCCCTCGGCGAGGGCGCGCGCGATCTCAGCGGCTACCATTGTAAGTATGGTCCTTTCTGCCACAAAGGCCATCTGATCCAGATGCCGAACAGCAACGGAACATACTTGTATCCCCAGGGTGGCTCTATGGAAAAGGCAGGGCGTAGCCTCCCCCACCGAAGATATCCGAACACCCAGAAGAATCGCATGGGAACTGTTATAAGATATTCAGCGTCGTTCAAGATGGACCGTCCTCTCCGGGCCACGATGGTCGTCGGTCAACCTCCAGGTCGAGCCCACGCTCATCCGCCTCCTCTTTGATCAGCACGTATACCGGGTTATCCTGCAGGTTGAGCATCGCCCAACTTAGATAGTGATCGTCCAGATCGCAGATCAGCGTCCCCGCGTGCTTACCGAACGAGAGCGCGACCGTCTGCGGCGATAGTCTACGCTTTTTGTACTCCTGCTCGGCGGCGGTCAACCAGTATCCGGGGTCAAAGGTAGAGCATATAAATAGGATATACTCATCGGGGACCTGCGCAATGGTCTGCCCCTTGTACTTGCCAAAAGGGAGCTCGGAAACCCCGTTCTGCCGCCGGTCCAGCTCCAGGTCATCATCTCGTGTATGTCTCAACGCCTACTCACTCCTATGATCAAGATAACTATGGGGATCAAGATGACCAGCACGGCCATCCCGATCAATATGTAGTCTATTATACGCAATTGTAGACAAACCTTCTCGTCTGCTCGTCGCTTATGGCCGGATATTCTTCGGCCAACCTGTATCCGGCGGCCCACAGTTCTCTGAACCTCGCCGACCATCCAGGTCCCCTGTACGGACAGTCAGAAAACGCATGGCCAGCCCGCTGGGCGACAAATCCTTGCCAGCATTTACCGGCCATCGATCGGTTGCCCGGGGGTCTAAAGTTTAGATCGGGCCATTTCATACCGCCAACCAGATCAAAAAGGCCAAACATATCAACAGGCAGATTGTCAAAGACAGGCAGCCGATCGACTTAGTATAGCCGATGCGCATACCCCGACGATTACCCCAAAACCACATACCCACTAGCAGATGTCCCTTCTCGACGTACGCAAGTGCTTCATAACAGAACGAAGGTTTTCAACCTTGGCCTCGAACACCTTTGAGTCCTCGAAGCCCAGCTTGTGAAAACCGAGCGCGCGGACGATCACGACCATCGGATCCGCGTAAACGGCATCCCCACCATATTTGGCGAACGCAGATCCGGCAGATCCAACGGTTGAACTTCGAAGCACCTCAAACAGTCTAGATGTGGCCAGGCGTTCTCCGATCAAATGGTCATCAACGTCCCCAAACGCACGGACAGCCACGCCGTAGTAGACTACGCTGCCGATAAGCTTGTGGCAGATGATAGCGCGCAGCCGATCATCGCAGTCTTGGACGTAGGTCAGCGTAGAGCCCTCGACCATCGCCGCCTTTTTCTTGCTACGCATCTTCGTCGCGCTGTCCATCGCCTTCTTCTCAAGATATCCAGCGGCGACCAGCTTGTCGAACAAGATCGACAGGGCGCCAATACGACTGCTATCTTCGACCTCGATTATGCGCTTGTCAAAAAAGAGTAAAGTATATCTGGAAAATGGTTTAGACCCGCCCATGCCAACACCGAGCAAGACTTCCAGCGTAGCCCCGGCGGGAAGCTGTTTGCACAGCCATTTCTCTATGTGACTCGGCCTGGCCAACAGACTGGTAATCGGTGAACTGCCAGCCAGTATGATTTCATTGTCAGGACCGTCGTCAAACCCCCAGTCCCGTAGTCGTCGGGCAAACTTCTCATCAGCACACGCGTTCACTTACAATCTCCTTCTCTAATTCGAATTTCTCTTAGGCCGGTTTTTTCCAATTTATTGGTACACCTAACACTGGAATATGTTCTGGTCGTAGCCGCTCTATCAGTCCACGTTTAAAGTGCAGGCGTTTGATCTCCTTGTCTATCCTGGCGATCAACGCATGCTGTGCGCCATCCAGGGTAGCCCACCTGTGGCTTGCCGGAAAATCGACCCCGACCTTGCGCGGTGCTTTATGTGGTGTATATCCAGATTTGACTATCCCACAATCATCGACGTTTCTAAAATAAGGGGTATACGAGATCATGTACGTTCTCCCGGGGGCAAGAATTCAAAACGATCGCCATCGTGGACGAGCACCGGGGCGTCGACCGGGGGCAAGAATTCAAAACGATCGCCATCGTGGACGAGCACCGGGGCGTCGACCAGACGCAGCCTGTCCCCGTTTTCCAGCGTCTTCCACAGCTCGTGGTCATCTGGGACGCCCGAAATCACTCGCAGTTCTTCAATCTGAATATTGTCATAGTAACATATGTGCTCGACGCCATTCATGTAGTATTTGCGTTCAACGTCGGTCATCTTGTTCCTCCAACATTGCGCTGACCCACGGGTCTGCCTCCGTCCGCGCGTACAGCCAGCAAATTATGTCCAAGCCCGATATTGTACCGCCCTCGCGGGGGATCTTGGCCACAAAATCCCACTTAAACTGCTGATGATACTTGAATGCATACTCTTTGTCGACAAACATGGCCAGTATGTTGAACGCCAGGTCGGCGGGGCCACTCCCACCATACCCCCACTCAAAGCCGGTCGGGGAATGAAACACATATCGATGGGGAACATTAGTATGCGCATGATCGTCGCGCCACATTCGTATAACAGCGGGCAACCGCCAGAAAGAGCGCAGGCGAAATGGTCGACTGTCATCCGCTTCCGCAACGCGGGACACCCGCGCAGGACCAGCCTGACGAGCACGAGCACGCCCATGATTAGCACCGCCGCAGGCACAAGTGCACTTGGGCGAGCGCGCGTGTGCGCACCGATCGGCCCATCCAGCGGTACACTGAGGGGCGTCATCCTGTCCGAGGTTAATGGTCTCCGGTTCTTCCATGTCTTATTATACGCTAATATGGATTAAAATTGGCCGAGGAAAAGGCGAACCGGGTAGGGGGTTTCGTTTCAAGCGAAGTAACCCGGGTCAATGTCGCTCGGCCTATTCGAATTATGTGGGGTAAAGACGATGAGAGACCTAATGCGCTCTACCAACTGAGCTACCCCGGACATAGCTGGCCCGGGGGCCGGGGTCGAACCGGCGACCTCACGCCCCAAAAGCGAAGTAACTCTCACCTATGCCACCCACATAAATTTTGTGCAGGATGGGAAAAAGGCGAATAAGGTGTTTTTCTAAACAAAGAAGTAACCATATTCTATGCCGCCATCCTACAGCTTCATGTTCTTTATCTCAGAGGTTGTCGTCGCGGCTCCGCGCTCGACCGCCAATATGTAGTCAAATATCTTGTCCGACCAGCCTGCGATGGTGTTCACCCGCTGGCCGACAACCTGGGTCGTCCCATGCCCGGCCAAGTCCACTATGTGCAGCCAACATTCGGGGGCCACCGACGACCAATATTGGGCCATCATCTGCTGCAGTGTTGCACTGCTGCTCCACAGGTCATCCCACAGCTGAACATCGGTAAAGATTATAATCCGATCCAGCTTGATGTTGTTCCGCAGCGCGTACTCGACCACTTTATACCCGTTGGTAGACCCTCCGACATGTGTGTGCATAAACATCTCGGCGCTGGCCAGCGGATCGGCGCCGGTCGGCATGCTAACGATCGAAAACTCTGTGCCGAACACCGAGGTCAGGGCCTCGGGTGTCCGAGAGGCCACGAGCGCCATCGCCAGGTTGGCAATATCTCTGCGCAAGATCGATGACTTAGCGGATATACGATCGTTCATCGACCTGCTGTTGTCCGCCGAGCACAAGGTCGCCCCCGGAAACACCGGCAGGTTGGGCACCGAGCGCCGTATGCAGACGGTCAACGAGTCCAGGACGGTCCGCATACCGAACGCGGCCGCCTGCAGGTCCCGGATCTCCCGATATGCCGAGTAGTATCTGAAGGGGAACTGCTTGGCCTTGGCAATCTGCTGCGGGTCTTCAAGCTTGGCCAGCAACACCGGGAGCTTAGCCGCCTCGGCGAGCAAGATATTACGCAGATTGCGCAACCCCGCCATATACCCAAGTTTATCTTCCTCGATCAGCCTGTTCCACGCACCCGCCTTATCCTGCGCGGCCGAGAGCGCGACCTCCCAGGTGTCCGCGGGGGCCAGCGTGCCGTCCAGCACAGACTTCCACAGACGAGATTGTTCATCATCTTTCGGCCTGGGGTGCGCCAGCTTAATCACGTCCGCCAGCTTGATCTTCCCCCGGCCGCCATTGTACTTGGCCAGCTGATATGCGTCAAAGGCGGCCAAACACTCGGCCATGCCCTTTCGAGCACCATGGTGAACGCGGATCAGCTTCGGATCCAGCTTGTTGACCGCGGCCACAAACTCACGCAGCTGGTCTACACGGATGATCACCCGGCGCATCGCCGGGCGCAACCACTTACTGTGCCTGCGGGCCAGCCTGGCCAACAGCGCGACCGGCAACGTCCGCAGGTGCGCGCTCTCCCGAGCGTACACGGCCGCCCGGGCGACAAATCCGTCGTCAAGCTGATCGGCAAGGTTGAGCAACCGCGCTGTCGTATTCCCGTAAAATGAGGGCTCGTTGTACAAGCAGGTGAGCACCCCGGTCACAAACTCTTCCTCCGGGTGCAGCTTATACGCCGGATGCCCCTCGTGGTTTACCATGCGGGTCGTCATCCTATCTGGATTGATCTTGGTCATCAAAACCTCCTTTACAACTTCTAGTCTATTATACGCAATATCAATCCCGTTTACGATTCTTTTTTCCACGTTTTTTCCGCTTGTTCACCGGCTGCCCGGCCTCGATCAGCACCAGGCCCGCCTTCTCAGCCGGTTGAACGTCTTCCTTGGCGTACATCACGGGCGTACCCTTTTCCCGATCGAAGGCGATTATCTTCCCAATATGGCGCCGGTTGTCCACCCCCATGTAAAAGCACGGTCTGCCGATTATGTTAATCCGTTTGAGCCGCTGGTCGCGCATTTTCCTCGTCCGCTCCGAGTAGATGACCACCGGAATCGCCTCCTCCGGATCACAGGGGGTGCCGCGCAGCCCCTTGAGCTCCAAGTCAGATGAGTAGTCTACAACGTTATTCGGATCCACGCTCACCTCCTAGTAACATATTCATATCCCATATTAATAATCACAGGGGTTTCCATCGGGGCATCAACTCCTCTACGTCTATGGTACAGCGCACCACGGTCAGCCCCAGGGCCTTCAGACGGGCACACAGACACCCGGGGCAGAGCAGCCCCGCGCCCTTGACCTTCGAGGGGCGCTTATCCGCTCCCACAGGCTATCCTGGATCACCAGGTCGGCCGGGAACTTGTCGACGGGGAGCCCACAGTCATAGCACTCCCCTCGAATATCCGTATCATACTTCTTAAGCGGATTCTGTGATGTTGGTCTGGCCACGCAGATACTCCTCTACTCGTTTACGCACCACCGGATCAGAATCGAATGCATGTATGTAGCGCAGCAGCGCATGGGCGTCGGCCATGCACACGCGTTTGCTCCAGTCAAGAGCGTCCGCGCGCGATCTGATGCCCGCCCCCTGGTGGGGGCACGAGGGGCCGACAACCGGGTGCACCCACTCCTGCGCCTTAACACTAAAGTTCAGTTTCGTGCCACAATGAGGGCAGGCGGGCAATCTCCACTCGGGTATGTTATTCGAGTATGGATCGTCTGCCTTTTTTACCTCTTCCATAGTCAACTCCTATTAAGGTGATCAATATAACTAAAAAGACCAGAAAGGAGATCAGGATGCCCCTGACCTCCCACGGTATATATGGGTCGAATAAGACGATCAGCCCAAGGCATGCCCAGACCACAACCAGGTAGATGATGATCGTCGCCTGGACTACCAAGCTTACCCGCGGCTTATCTATTGACATTTTACCCTACTCCACACGGTTCTCCGCAGGCAACGCGGGCAGTCTGCGATCGTCAGGGCCTCGTTGTTAACCAGTCTAAAATATACATTGAGATTATGCTGACAGTTAGAACATTTCGAGTTGACCAGCAGCTCAGCGGGTCCAACCTCTTCGGGGGTGATGTGCGTCCACGATCTGTGCTCTTCAGCGGGAGTGTGGTCAAGTTGTGTGGGTAGAAGTACCCCAGGCGTATACGGACCATATTCGCCCAGCCATTCGTCGACCGCCCGTGGGAAGTTGTCTTTCAATATTTTTTTATCCACATAAATTCTTTTCCCACATTTCACACATTCGAGTAGCGAATCACCACGCCACACGCTGCTGGACAAGCTAATAATCTTCCACTGCTTATGACGGCAAAAGATATTTTTTAGGAAGGGGAGCAACCGCCGTAGCGCACTCGGTGCATATCGTTTCAGGTCAGCGTTGTCTATGCTGATCATACGCCATCCAATGTGGCCAGGCATTTCAGAGCGCAGCACCGCAGGTCGACGTCGGTCCACCGATGCTCATCGAGCTCAATCACATAATTGAGATCCTGCTTGGACAACCGCAGGCCCTGGTCGGCCGTCAGACCGGCCAGCACCGCGGCAAACACTTTATCGACCTCGGGGATGGCCACCGCCGCACCCTTGGGGTACGCGGCGCCAGCGGACAGGACCAGCACATCCCCATCACGATCGGCCACAAAGTAAGTGGGTGCCTCCTGATCGTAGCCGCGGCTCCTCCACCCAGCACACAGGTCATACAATTTCTTTTGATCTTCGGTCATCTGCTCTCCTTTGCACACGTAAATCATTATACGCGATAATTAACGCCCGGGGATCCGCACATTTGATCTGTTGATTATCTTTTCCAAACGATCCTGATAACATTCCCGACAGAGTAACTTTGCGTTTCTGTAATTGACCAGGTCAGCCGGGTAGTTCCAGCAATGGCAGTCGTCGCAGCGTAGACGGCCAGCCCCGTCCTTTGCCCGCTCGGTCATTCTAACTCCCGATCCGATAAGAGTTTGTTGGTACGGACAATCTCCTCCGTGCTGATCTCGCCCATTACCGATATGTTCATCTTAAATGCGTGATTGCGAACACCGCAAACGGGACATATCCAATGCGTTGGGACTATTTTCTGTAATGATTCCATTTTGAATAACCTCTTTATCGTCCGGTGACACTCTGCACATTCAAAATCAACTTCAAGGGGTCTCTCCAACGCCAAGATCGGGAGCCCAGCCATGTCTTCTCGCTCGGTCATTTCCCCTCCTTGCGAATCTTCTTGAGTGCTTTACACGCAGCATAATACGACCAATATACCTCAGAAATCGAAGTAGGAAACGGATTCGGATAGGAATGGCCGCCCAAATTGAACACAAGCCATCCACGTCCGTCACTGGTTATACCCCGAACCCAAGCCTTTGCCACTCGCGTGGTCACTCGGTTGATAACCCAACAAGGATTACCGATGTCGTAATCAATAAACTTCTCAGCCATTGCTCCCCTCCTCAACGGTTCCGGTGTCAATGAATTCATCTTCCCATTCATAATAAACGTTCGGATTGTGATCGCTCCAGATCGAGACAGCGGCGGCCTGAGCGCATACGGGAATTGGTTTGCCACACTGGTCACAGCAGTAGCTTCCCTTCGTTTCCCCTCGAACGTATTTGAGGTGCTCGCCCGGATAAGGATCGGCGAGCACACCGCTTTCCAGCCGAATTAGCCCCAGCGTTTTCTTCCACCGCTCAAGGCAATCAAGGCAAACGATTTCACGCTTCATTGCTCCCCTCCTTCACCTTGTCGACCTCAGGGAGATCATAGAACAGATAATCACATTCCGCGCGGTATCCCTTTCGTGTCTGTTCGGTCCAATAGACATCGAACTTGGCTGCCAGTACAAGGGCATGGAGACGCCCGGCCAGAATCATCGCCTCCCGATAATGCCCGTCAGGATACTTTTCCCGGTGCTCTGAGATGAGCTGCTCAACTCGTTTCGACAGCCCTTCCCGGTCAAGCTCGGCTCCGGCTTTTCGCAGCTTCTTAGATTCTTCAAGTGCTTGTATGCTCATTTCTTCTCTCCAATCTTGTTTACGACCTGCCGGACGAGGTCGAGAAGGGCGGCTTCGCGGGAGTCGCCAGATGCTTGCCCCCAGATAGGCCACGCCCCACAACTACCGTCTGAAGCATAGACGATATATTCGTGTCCTCCCGGTGAAAAGTGGGACCACTGGAGACTCAAATCCTTACCGCTTGAGTTCCTGCGCTGTCTCGCGTTCTACATGGTCTGGTTTTATGTCACTCATCTTCCTTCTCCTCTCGGTCGTCCGAGTTCTGTCTCCTTCAATCGGTTGAGAAAAGCCTCTATTCGGTTATTCATCTGCGATTCTTTGTAGCTCGGTGAGTCGCGATAAACTTCCGTTATTTGTCCAAGCAACTCGACAGCCTCATCGAAGTTGTTTGTGGCGAAGGCCGCAATATCAAGATTGTATATAGGATCGCCATTGGAATCCTGTAGCGCCGTATAGCTAATATCGTCATCACAAGCCTCCATACACTCCCAGCCGACGCTGACCGGCAGTTTATATTCATCTCCGATCTTCATTCCTCATCCTTGAACCACGAGTTAGCTGTTGAATCCCACCACAAGCTGTCGTGGGCGTCTGGCTGTGCGCGTTTTAACTCAAGCCAGTGCTGAACCAGGTCGATCTTATCCGATGTCAAAGCCCCCGGCCGCCATTGAATCTCCACCCCGTTCCACGATGCTGATTCCCAGTACGTTGAAGGCTTTTGATGGTGTTTCTGCCACGCCTGATATGAAATGTTACCAATAAGCGACGCGAGTACAAAACAGATCAACCAAACAAGAATCATCTTTTTCATTGCCCCTCCTCCTTCAATCGGTTGAGGAAATCATATACCGCGTTACAGCAGTCTATGGAATCAATCTTATCCTTGATCGCATCCAACAACCCCACAGCCTCGTCGAAGTTGTTGATGGCGCGACAAATAGCATTGCCATCTTGAGGATCAATGTCAGCAATGAATCGCCCCTGAGCATCAAGAAGCTTAAACGATCCATCGGGATACTCCAAAGTAGACAAGGGAAGTCTGGTGTCCCATTTGATACTCATTTCTCCTCCTTGCCAATGGCGCGATTATAGCAATACATACAGACATAGAAACCGCCGTCCCCTTCGCATCCTGCACAGCAAGACCATCCTGTCCCATCACAGTCTTCACACGGGACCCAATCCATTTCTCCCCCGCACTTAGGACAGTTCATCGGGAGCCTCCTCGCAGCTCGCCTCAGATATTTTTTGCCTGACGGCCTTGAGTGTTTGAACCCTTGCCCCGTTCATCAAACGCCGCACCTCGTCATCAACTCGGTGTGATCTGATAAACTCGATCTCGTCATTGATAATCTGAATCGCCTTGGTCTTTGTAATGATATTTGTCTTTACGTTCATTTCGCCTCCAGTATGGCGATAAGTGCCTTCAAGGCGGCCTTGAGACGGCTATCGGCGTGAATGTGAGTTGTAACCGAACTGCCGATCTTCTTGACTGTCATGCGATACAGACCGTCATATTCCTTTGATCCGCCCAGTTGAGATTCGTACCCCCGTTCCTCGATCTCGTTGAGGACGGTGTCCAAGTCGGGGATACCGACAAAATTGTAATCAATATCCCGCATTTCAGCACTCATGTTTTTCATGATTTGGCGAAATGTTCGGCCCCAATAACCACGGCCGGGACCCAACATTGGTTCTATTTTCATGATATCAATTTCTCTAAGGTGCACAATAGTTCCGGGCATTAAAACATTTGCGGTTCCACTCTCGAAATCCGGGGCAGTAAAGTATCCTTCTCGACAGATATCTTGCAGCCAGCCGGCCTCTTTCCGCTTGAGGCAGAGGTCATAGAGTTCTCGGTCAATGTTCATCGGTATCCTCTTTCTGCACGCCTTTTAGAATCACTATGTTGGGTTCCGTCTGGCCGGGGGTGGCGATAGCGGCGGCTACCCCGTCCGGCATATCCATAACCATGAGCCTTATCGTCTGGCCACATACTGTGATGGTCTCGATGTTCATCTTAGTCTATTATACGCATAGAAGTTAGTCGCCCTTCTTCATTTCCTCGGCCGCCCGCTGGCCCGCCATTGCCATTAGTATTTCGCTCTGCCGTGTCTGCCAAGCTTGTGCCCGCGCAAGCTCATCGGCGAACAGCTGCTCATCCTCGTCGAGCACCCGACCTTCTTGGGCCATCCGACACGATGGCCCCGGCGGAAGATCACCGGCAAGCTGTGACAGTACCTTATTTTGAATCCGAAGATAGCGGATGATCAACGCCGTCCGTTTTATGGCCCGGCGCTCACGTCTCTTCGAATCGTAGAACATTATAGACGCAAAAACAAGCAGCAGCGCTATGGTAATAAACTTCTCGATCATTGATGTCCACCTCTCTTTAACTCGGTTCGTATTTGTCCGAGCAGCGGGGCCACAAACTCGTCAACGGCGGGCTTAAGCCGCAGGGCAAACTCCTTATCGACGGTAAACACCTGACATACTCGGAGCATGCTCTTCTTGTCGAGAGGACACACGTGCCCAACACGCGGACCAGGATCGTCCACCCGACTACTGCTCATCTTTTTCCTCAAAACCGTCGCAAGACTGAAGCCATACTGGGTCGAAGTTGACCGGCCAGATAAACCAACCACGTTTGACCCCAGTAGGATGGCCAACGATATTCAGCTTCTTTGCATTCTCAGATAAGCCGAGCCCGATCCTCCCCACACCGGCCAGAATACCGAACACCTGGGCCATTGGATTGTCGAGCAGGTCGGCGTTTATCGGGTGCTTACATTGACTGTGGGCATTGCCCGGCAGCGTACCACGATATTTACAGTTATAGCAGTTCGGCCGACTACTATCGTCCACGATCTTCCCCTCGATCATACGCCGACAGGTCAAACGTGTGTCCGTTCCCCTGACGGTCATGCCAGCAGAGGAGGATAGTCGTGTCACACCCACGGGCTGGCCGGGCGCCGGGGAGCAGCGTGTCCACGGAAAAGCTTACCCGACTGTACTTCCAAAGTTCGAGCGGGCTGCCGTCCAATATGTATTTAAGATCGTCGTAGTCCAACTTTCTGGAAAGCATGTCGGCAAATATGAGGGCCGTACTATCGGACACGCGATTCTGCTCTGTAGAAATGGAGTTGAACGCCAGGGCGGCCGCGTGATCGTCAACCAGATAATGCCGTTCATCCTCATGCAAGTAATAGAAGTCGTTGAAGCTCGTAGTCGCCCAGAACTTGACGGTATAGCAGATGTTCGCGGTCGCCAGCTCGTTGGGCACCGTCCACGAACAGTTGTAAAAGATGTCGATGGTCGACAGCGTATCGGCCGCCGCGTCCGACTGCGCTACTCTAATCGGATCTTGCTCGGCACATGAGATCATGGCCAAGCAGAACAGCCCGACGATTATCAACCGCAGTCGCATACCCTACTCTCCTTTCGGAACACCCGGGTAGGTGCTCCAATGATAATGGTGAACGACAGGGGTCGTCGGCCGCTCGTGCCGAACTATATGGCCGAAGAATATCGACCAGAAAAACAGGCCGCAAAGCAAGTACCTCATACTCTGATCTCCTTTACTCTGTTAAGATATGTCTCTATTTGTCTGCACAAAACGGCGCCCGCGGTCGCGCGCGCACGCTCAAGCAACTCCGTGGTCACCTTTGAGTGGTACCCGATCATCAGGGTAAATATCATATCGGCGGTCATGCTGGTCAGCAGCTCCAGGGTAAGCTCCACGTCCAGCTTCCGCCTGTTCATATCCCGTTTAAACTCATATGCGAGGAAAATATTGCGCAACAACTCGATAGCCCACTGATGATCACTGTGCCGAGCAAGATCTTCGCACACCACCCCATAGTCCCCACGAATATGCAGCTTAACATCTGTGCCCAAAACATGTAGGCATACCCTGCCCTCATCTTCGAGGGGAAGGATCTCGATGGTGATCTCCGGAGTCCAGGATATTCTCATCTTACCTCCTGGACGGTCTTGCACACAGCACACCGGTGAACGCGCATCCGCGGCTGGCCGACCAGACGGCGAGTGCACTCGTGTACCTCTCCCCACATATGGCGACCGCGGGCGCACAACCGCTTGCGGCTGCGCCGACGACACTTGGAGGCCCCCGGTTTTCTCATCGCCGGGCGCCCATGATCAAGTTCACGCATCAGCTTGGTCAGCTTGTCCACTATCTGCCTCCTTTAGAAAAACATCATCCGGTACTTCATAAACACATCCGACATTGGCTGCCCGTGCCTCAACAAACTCAACATCAAAATCTGTATAAAATTCAACAGATTTAATCGAATCACAATCTATTTTCAGCGCATGAGCACACCAACAGCGGACAATCCTCTCCAGTGATACACTGCCGAGCCTAATCTTCATCGTCTGCTCCACTCTATAAAGTTGTCCACCTGGTCGGTCTCGGCCAAATATTGTACAGCCAATCTCCCTGAAGTCCTGCGGGCCAGCCAGCGCATCCGCCGCTTAGTCTGCGCATCCGGCTGGGGAAGCTTGGCCAACAGCTTGCGGTACTCCCGCACATCATCTATCAACGTCAAGATAAGCCGAATAATAGGCATTTGTACACGCTTCCTTTATCTTCTCAAAGTTAGGCCACAGGCGCTCGAACTCGATCTTACGCTCTCTGACGTCCTCGGCGGCAAGCTGGGTAAACCCGGGAAAAGGATGATCCTGGGAGATGATCAGGCGCGGCCGCTTGCGCTTGCCCATGCTGCCCAACAGATCATGCCGCTCATACTCTACGGTGATCGCCACCGGCTTGCCCGCCCGATCGTCAACGATATCGATTATCTCGACCATCAACTCCGGTCTATCATCTGTACCGCGGCGTAGCCACCCGGTGAACAACAGCCGTTCTCTTACTTGATTATCCATATCTTATTATACGCTATTAGTCGACGATTATTTGATCGACCGGCGGATCTTGTTGGATGATCACCCGTAATATCGCCCCACAGTACCAACAAGGGCGATCGTGGGCCTCCGCGTCGGTCACCAGATGGTCCAGTGATATCTCCTGGCCCCGATGGCAATCAGGACATTCAAACGAGTAGAGAAAGCGCAGCTGGGCGGCCGATACGGTTATCTTGGCCATCATCGTTCTCCTTTTAGTTTGTTGGTCAGCGTGTTTCTGGATATATGAAGCCAGCGGGAGGCCGCCGACCTGCTCTTGAAATAGTCGACGGTGCGCACGATCATCCGATAGCCCACCAGGGACAGAAGTTGATTGTACTTGATGCCCTGGGCCATCGCCTGCTCAACCAGCTCATCGGCAAGCTGCTCCACGGTCTTGTCCACCCGGGGCCGCCGAGCCGGAGTGTAGGCCAGCGACTTATGGTGCCCGCGCCCACGATCATCGTCGGTCCGACGCCCATGGGCGGCCAGCGAATGGCGCTCCAGATCGTACTCGGTGGTAAACCCGTCAAGGTCACAAATAGGGCACTTATATGCTTGTAATTTCGATACCATTGAAATATTTCGCAATTTAATGACCGGGTTAAACGTTTCCCCGCAGAACAGCGGTCCACTGGTCTGCCATTGCCCGTGCTATACCGGGAAAGGTCTTTGACCTCAGTAATGATCTTTCTGGCGATGGAGCCATTTTAAACACTCTTTGCTCTCTGCCCGGGACAACGTTTGTCGGAATCAGCTTAGGAAGACCGCGCAGCCACAGACAGGTCGCCTTGGTCTCCCCGTGGCCGAACATCCATGGTTGAACAATCTGATTGGGCTTGCGCCATTTTGTTGACATAATACTGATAGGATTTTCAATCGCCACCCTCTCACACTTACAGTCGGCAAAGCACATAAAGAAGTCAATCGCATCCTGCTGTCGACCATCCGCCCGCTTTTCAGCAAACCAACGAGCACCACTAACACTCAAGTGTGTGCAGGGCGGAAACGCGATAATCATATCCCAGTGTTGATCCAATAGCGGTAGTACATCTTGCTGTAGATGCCACTCCGGGTGTCCGCCCGAACAGGGAAGTATATCACAACTATATGCTTCGATTCCCAAACGCCGAAACTCAATGGTTACCGCCTGCGATTCCTCACAAGCGACTAATATCTTTTCCACAGCGAATCTGTATCTCCGTCTTGAACAACAAATCAAATCCATCTTCCATATGTCTGCCGAACACGCTGGCAACCTTCCACAACTGCCATCTCGACCACCCATCAACCTCCTCTACCGTGCACCCTTGTGCGCGGGCCAACCGACGCCCCCTGGCGGTCAGTCTAATCCACACATCATGGTTGACGTTGAACGTCCAATCAGCAGCAGAATCTTCTAATCTCATACTACCCATTATACGCCTAAAGCAATCCTTTTACCGAGGTGCGGCGTCTGATCAGCTGTAGATAATCTGGATTAAGCTCGATAAGAACCCATCGTCTGCGCAGCTGCTCGGCCACCCGCCCGGTCGTCCCGCTCCCACCAAACGGGTCGAGAACAATGTGGCCCGCAGATGATGATTTCTCAATCGGGATGGCCGCGCTCGCTATCGGTTTTCTCGTCAGATGCACATCGGTGTTTTCTCTTACAATATCCCAACAATTTGTAATCCTCTTCCCGTTCAGCAAATGTCTTCCCTTCGTCGCCCAGGCGATAAACTCCGTAATATTTCCATAGTCCCCTTCCAGATCACCAGATGTATGATTGTTCTTCCGAAGAACGATAAGCCTTTTTGGCGTAAATCCTACCGATTGATATTCTTTCCTAAAATCAGAAGCCCCATAGTCGTTACAACAAGAGTAGATGGCACCACCATCGGCGAGCACCCGAAATGACTGGACAAGAAATGGGGCCAGCCACTCAAACCCTGCGTCCCCGGCAATATAGTCATGGGAAACGGATCGCATATTAGACTTGTACATCATTCCATACGGCGGATCCGTGCACACCAGGTCGATCGAGCTGTCGGGGATACCGCGCATGATCTCCAGACAATCCCCGTGGTAGATGACCCCCGAGTCATCTTGATAATATGGTTCAGGCAAGTTGCCCCGCGACATACCGATAGTCCTCTCTGTGCTGCACAAGCCAGGTCAGCACATCCATATCCTGATATTCTTTACACTTCTGTTCTACTTTAGAGTAATCCCATAGGTCTACGCCCCATGTTTTATACTGGACGAGCGTCCGCCGCACATTATCCGGGATCTCCAGCGTGGGGCCGAGCACATGCGCGTCCAGCTTGGCCAGCTCGATAGTATGCGCATCTACCTCGGCCAACCTGGCGGCCAAGCTGGCCACCAAATCGGATGATATTAGTACATAATCGGGAAGCCCCTCGATAACCTGGACCAGCTGTGGGTCCACCACCGCGGCCGCGGCGGCCCGCAGCGCCCGGTCAAGCTCTTGTCTGGTCTTCAACCCGAGATCCCGGCAGCTTCGGCTGCCTGACAATCGTTCCCCGCTGATCTACAGGCGCATCATCCTGGATGAGCATCTGCATACTCTTATTAATAGGGAAGTACACCCGGCGATGAAATTCGGCGACAACCTTGCTATACTGCGAGCGCGATAGGGTTTCGCCCAACAGCTTGAACAATGAGCTGACAAACAGCTTGAGGCTCTGCGTGTCCAGCAACAGCCGCTCGGTCATAATCTGCTGCCGCGCGCGCTTCACCCGGGCGAGCGCCACCGTCGTATCCCGGATCTCCGCGGCCGCCACGTACTCCAGGTTGAGCAGATGCTTGAGCACCAGGTTAAGCGAATGAATCTCGATCTCCACGTCGCCCAACCGCGGGTCGTCGAGCACGTACGGCGCGATGTCAAACAGCTCCTTCATCTCCAGCGCGAGACCCTGAGCCGAATATCCGGCGAGCACGTTCAACGGGCTCCGCTGAGAGCGTATTTGCTCATGATATCTACAATACCCATAGCCCACATGGTTGGTCGCCCGACCGGCGGGCGCCAGACACCTGAGCTTCAACCCCTGTTTGCTGCGCAACATCCCGCATATCCGTCGATCCCGTAGGTAAGGACGAGACCCGGGGATCAGCGGATCAAAGTCAGGGTTTTCCCGCAACGAATATATCTCGTGCTCGGACACTATCTCGCACAAGGTCGATAGATGGTCATGCTCATACGCGTTGATCGGCCTGTCCGACTGACTCAGCTCGTCCATAACCGTGTCCAGCAGCCGCGCCCTATCCGGGGGGCTCAGCATCGACCGACCGCGCTCCAGATCTCGCGCACGCTTTTGCTTTATCTGCGCGATCAACCGGTCCAGCTTAGTCTTGCGCTTGCTCATCAAAGTAGTCCAGTAGTTCTCTCACCGTTGAAAAAGATTTGTATCGTCCTTCCGCTATCTCCGCATCGGCCTCACGCTCCCCGGCCATCCAACGATCATCCACCCACCCACGCTGGATCCTCTACATCAGTCGCATGATACACGAACAGCTGTTGAGTTAGATCAGCATCGGGTACCGGGGCTATCACGTAGGTTAACACCGATCGCCTCCCCTCCACCGGGTAACCGTCGCATCCGCTTCATATCGAAGCAGATCACCCTTCCGGATCGTATCCGCCTTCGAGCATGGAAGTATACATATATTTTTAGTCCGGCGGATCCTCGCAAATCTAGTGAAGGCTTGACCCGCCGCACCGGCACCTACTTCTTTGGACACGTATTATCTTCCGCCATCAGTCATTTATTACCCTTCGGATCCTGCGCCTCGGCGACCACCTGCTCCAGCACCGTCCGAAGCTTCTGCAGCTCGTCAATCCTGGTCTCAGCATCATGCAGTGCTTCGTCGTCCACACTCGACCTGGCCATGATCTTCAGGCCGATAATCCTGCTGCTGATCGCGGCCATGATATACTCCCTGTCCGTAATTTCCATATCTTGCTCCTTCTCCGCAGGTGGAAAATAAATGTTTTCGATTGCCTGTAGGTCAGCATCTGCCTTGCGAGCGGATTCTACTGCTATTGGTCGCATCATCGACAGGCATAAAATACATATAATTGATATTATCATTTCTTATCCCTGATCAGTAGATCGGCCTCATATTCACGCATTATAGAAAGAAGTTCCTCCCCCTTCAGTGTAAGCCAGGAACAACGAATTGAAGAACCATGCTCAATAGCATCTGTACGATCTAATGTTGTGGCAAGCAAGTAAAATACCGCATCACCACCAAGACCCTCGTGCTTGCCCCAGTTCTCCTGTTTTTCAAAATGTTCAAGACCAGCCTTTAACAGCGGAAAAATAGAACACGGATCTCCACATCCGCATACACCAATTTCCTCAAAAAACCATATCCTAAACTTCTCACGTGCAGCCTGTAAACTATATTTATAATCTGAATTGGTCATCATCCACCCTGTTCGATCATCACACACTCCGCCTCGTGGGTCAGCCAGTATATCTGGCGCTCGGTCCCCACATACCACGATATACGCACACCCGACTGCGGTGCGGCCCACACGATGTCGCCAGGCCGCGCCTCGGTGGGCACCCGATTCTCGTAGTCGATGTCGGTCTTGGTCTTGCGCGGCTCCCCGGGACCGACGGCCACCACCTCCCAGCGACGATAGTCGTCGACGGCCAGCCGCTCGTCGAGCAAGATGACCCCCGTGTCCGTTTTGTGCTCGCCGACCTTGATCTCACGAAGTAGCAGCCGGTCATACCGGGGGCGGACCCGCGAGATATTACCCTGCCCATCCAGATCTACGTAGGCGATTACCCCTCGATCTCGAGTAAACACGTATGTTCGATCATCAGCGCCCTCAAACGTCTCCTTGCCATACCGAGTGTAGTAGGCGAGCTCCCCGATGTCCAGCGGTGGACGCCTGTACCGTCCTTTACCGTCGGTCAGCCCCGGACCCGCCGAGATGATTCGCCCGATCTTGGACTCCATAATATTCGTATTGGTCGTCTGCGGAACATAGATGTTTCCGATCTTCTGCGCCCCGTCAAACGCCTCCTCTTTCTCCAGGCAAACCCAATCCCCGTACATGCGGGCCAGCTTAGCCTTCTCGATGCTAAACATATTAGACGACCTTCCGTGCCGAGCCGACGAAGAACTTTTTTCGCTGCTCGGCGGTCATCGAGCCCATCCGCCCCTCAAAGTTCTTGATCGTCTCCCGCACTTCATGCAGGTTGAGACCGCGCATGAGCAACATCTTCACCGTGGGGGCCACCCACAACGGTGGGTTCTCGGGCAGCTGCAACAGCTCTCGCCCCTCACAGGATATCCCGGTCAAATCACAGCGTTGCATCGTACTCTCCTGTGATCAACGAGTACTGCCTGAAATACCGATATAGTGGATGATCCTCATCCGTGGACTTGAGGTTCAGGATGCTGCGCAACAGCGATCGGCGGACAAACGTGCACCCGGTCGTGCGCAACCACGCCCAGACCACACTCTTCTGCCCCTGGTAGACCAGGACGGCCCCCGGACGCTGCTCCTCGAACGTCAGGTTAAGCGGTTTGATCATCGGGTGCACCGCCGCATACTCCCGGAAGTCGGCGACCATCCGGTCAAACGGGTTGCCCATCCGAAAACGCTGATCCGCCGGTGTGTCGGAGGCCAGTTGATCGGCCAGGCTCACACCGTCATCGGCAGGCGGAGGATCGGGCGGCCGCGGAGGATCAACCTTCGGCGGCGACGGCTGTACATTTTTTTGATCGGCGTTCTGCTTCGGCGGTCGGCCTCGCTTTTTTGACTGCTGCGCCTGCATTATCTTGTCCAATCCTGTGGGCGTCATCATCGGCCTCCATAGCTGTATGTTCGACCAATCTGGCCAGCGCATACGCGTCGGCCAAATCATTTATATTAGTATCATATCCCCATCGTTTGTAAACCTCTTTGATCACCACCTCTTTTTTGATATTCCCCTTACCGATATACTTTTTGATCTGCGATGGGACGTACTCAAGATAGGATGTGAGGCGCAGGGTGTCCATGGCGCGCGCGCGCGCAAACATTGTCAGCACAAACACGGTGAACGCCCGATCTACCTTGGCCCCCGCACCCACATGCGATCCCATTGGAATCTCAATCCCAAGATAAATATTTGGAGTGCCGTCGGCCCCCGTGGCGAACAACATGCTTCGATATAGCTCTTCGACTGCGTGCCCGACCGCATGCGCGTAGCCCATGACCTCCCATATATTCATACTCAAATCATATCCAACTTTTGAGCTAGAATGAACATCCCCAGGGATGTAGATGAAGTTAGACGTGTACACCCCGTCTTCCTTGGACTTCGATCTGACTATGTTCACCGACGCATATAAATCTTGTTCTTTGAGAACGATAATCCCCGTGCTACTCAAACTGGGGTCAACGCCTATGTAAAAGTTCATGACACTCCTTGTCTTATATGTTCATTATACGCCAGAAGGTCAGATCGTCCAAGATAAAAGTTTAACATTCTACTCGCCGATGGCCACCGATGACCTACCATTTTCCTTGGAGACGATAAGTCGGTAATCGGTGTCGATCACTATGTCGTCTATTTTTGTATGGGTGATCAAAAACTTCTGCCCCTCTATCTTGTTCAGCAGGGCGAAAAAGTAGGTCATACCCGTCGAGTCTATGTTGTCCAGCAGTTCGTCGACCAGCAAGTAGCCCAGGGTGGTGCCCGCCGCCCGTTGGAGCGCCAGTCTCCGGAGCCCAAATCCGACGGCGACCATGATCCTCGACTTCTCACCCCCCGAGTAGGAGCTGTAGTTCGCCCAGTGCTGGCCGTCAAACACCTCGATGGCAAACCCGATCTTGGTCCCATCCCCCGAGCGCTTATCCACCTCGGTGACAAACCGAATGCGCTCCGCGATCTCCAGCTCTGATAGATATTCGTTTACCTGGCTCTCGAACAGGGGGACAAACGAGTCTATGATCTTCCGCTTGATCTCTGGGTATATCTTAGACCAGTAGACAAGCTGGGCCGCCCGCTCTCGCTTGGCCGCCACCGCGGACTCACTCGCGCCCAGCTGCTGCCCCAGCTCGGACAGCCGTGCCAACGAGGTCTCGGTCGCACCCTTCTGCTCGGTCATGTGCAGGATCATCCGCTGTAGACCATTAATTTCATCATCGGTGTCCGCCACAGCGGTGTTCAGCGCCGACATAAGATCGGTATGGTGCTCGCCCAGCAGCATATTAATCTTGCGGACAAGTTGAACAGTGTCAAGATCATGCTTTTCGGTGGCCGAATGCATGTCTGCCTTCGCCTGGTCATATGCGGCCTGCATCTGATTAACCTTGACGATCAGCTGATCGTACCCGGATAGGTCAAGAGCGTCAACCTGCGCCTTCAAGTCGATCATCTTCTTCATCGCAAACTGCTGTGCCGATAACTTTGATCTGCTTTGCAGTAGATCGGCAACTTTTATCTCATGCGCATTCTCAAGCTGTTCGAGCTTCGCCTGCGCGGACGCCCGGGCGGCCTGCGCGTCGGCCAACCGTTGTTCGGCGATCTGCATGTCAAACTTTGCCACCTTGTTGTGGCTGACCATCAGGCTCTGCGAACAATAGGGGCATGCCTGCGCGTGGTCTACCTGTGATCGCAGATCGGCCTCCAGGTCGATCGCGGTCTGCAGCTCGGACCGGGTGGCCATCATCTCCGCATGCGCCGCGGCTTTGTCACGTTCCAGGCCGACAATCTGATCCTTAACCTCATCTACCTTGACGCGCAGCCCCTCGTACTCCGGGGCCGTCCGCTCCCACTGGGCGCGCAGCTCCAGCCCCCGCTGATTATCGACGGTCGCCCGCTCATACTGGGCGGCGAGCCGCCGCGCCTCATCCACAACTTTTTGATATCTATCTTTTGCTGAGGAGTAGGTGCTCGCTATCTCTCTGCTTTGCCGAACATACTCGTCCAGCTGTGTGCGCGCGCTCTTCTTGGCCTCCAAGTTGGTGCGCGCCAACCCCAGGCTCTCCAGTATGTCCTTCAGCTTGGCATCCAGCGCCGCAGGATCACCATATGCGGCTATCTGCTCGTGCATCGACGCTATCGTGGCCTCCGCGTACGCCAGTGCCTCTCTATCGGCCTTTAGATCGTCTTTGACCAGCTGAGCGGCAACGTCAAGGCTGCCCAGGCCCATAAATCGTTCGAGCACCTGCTGACGCTCAGCCGGTGTCGCCTCGGCGGACAGAAATCCTCGGCCGCTCATCGCCGAAAAGTATATCTGCGATAGATAGTCGTCAAATCCCTTGCGCTCATCGTATCCCAAGTATCTACATATAGCTTTTTGGGTCAGGGTGGCCGTACGCAACGTCAGGTCAGTCTGGGCGGCGCCGCGCACGACCGTCGCCTTCAACACCGATTTCTTTCCGCGCTCCCGGGTGATCACCAGTTCATCGTCGCCGCGCATCAACGTCAAGGATGCTGTCGCATGGTCGGCGCCCCGGCGCAGTATATCTCCGGTAAAGTCATCTCCGCGGGGAACCTTGCCCCAGATAGCCCAGCTTATCACGTCGAACAGACTCGACTTGCCCGCCCCATTCGAATCGGCGCCCGAATCATCCAGGTTTTGCCCGAGCACCAGCGCCGTTTTATCGGCGGGGAGCTCTATGTTCAACGATTCATATGAAAATAGATTAGACGCGCTGATCCGTAGAATCTGCCAGCCACTAACTGTCATAGGTAAATCTTTCCATTTTAGCCGTCAACGATACATAAAGTGGATGCTTTGGATGCCCATCTTTTGACCGGCCAACAGAGTAGACGGCGACCCCCTGCGCGGCCAACCATGCCGACCAATATCTTCCTTGACCTCGGTGAGCGCCGTGCACACCCCAGGCGGCCACCACACTCCTGTCCACCAGATCGGTGGAGTTGGGGAACATAAACCTCATATCGGCAACGTAGGTCGGGATGCACTCTAAATATGCAAGGTTATGCTCGCCAACAGGATCATCTTCTCCGTAGAGCTGGCGGGGATCCGTAGACCGCAGGGCAAACAGATTATAGACCTCAAACCCCCCGTAGCCCATGGCCTTCGCATATGAGCCACATTTTTTAACCGTAGGGTCAAGATACTGCTCGTCGGCCGTCGACGGGTTGAGCATAATCCAGATCATCGACGGATGCTGCAGCGACCACATGCGCCAAAAACGATATCGATATCGTGTATCACCGCTGAACACCGCCCCGGCGTACGCGTTTCCGCGAACAAGATCGTCGTCAAACTTAGTGCCCGGATGCATCTTGGCCCTCCAGTGCACGATGATAGTATTCGGCGCCCGGCGCAGGATCCTGGCCGTCGGCGCGCGCCTGATCGACGAGCATCTGCACTATGTTCAGCTTGTCCGTTCCCTCATATTTTGGGAGTTCGGCGGTCGCCCGACGGCCCACCGGTTTGAAATTCCAGATCACCTTTGACGCGCCGAGCTTGGTCAACAACTTAGCATATCGACCGGGGTTGCACGTGGCAAACCAATCATGAGATCCCTCATACACAAGTTTAATCACATCCCCCTCGCCGATCTCCACATCAAGAGGCCGATCAATTTCGTCTTTCCGTCCCTCAACAAATTTGATCTCGGTCAGTCCTATATCATCCAGGGGATAGAATTTGTGAGTGGTGTCCAGAATAGCATGGCTATGCTGATCGTACTCGATGGTAACCAAACAGCATCGAGGTTCAATATGCATATCCCCAAAGTTTGCGCGCGCCATCGCACCCACGTAGACCACTTTGTCGACGAGCACCTGTCCCCTGTGGATGTGACCCAGATACGTGGGCCACAGACGAGAAGTAAAGTACGCTTGATCTACCCCGGACAACTCTTGCTCTCCCGATGGGTAGACCGCACCCCGAACACCAAAGTGCCCGAGCACCATATGCTGCGGATGATCGGCCAACGCGGCGACAATCTGATCATAATTGATCTCCGGAACGTAGATCAAATCGGACAGCACAGGATGATCCTCGACGCCGGTCACCAGGTGATAGCCGGAGGCCAGCAACGATGCATCAAGACCATCGGCTTCTCGGCCATCCGTTTCATGGTTTCCGCACACGCGGACCACCCGTATGTGCGCGTCGAGCGCGCGGGAGATAACCCGAGCATAGGCGTTGCGCAACCGCGACGCCGGGTTTATCGAGTCAAATAGATCTCCGAGGTCAACCAGCTCGTCAACGGACTCACGGACCGCCAGCTCGATAACCGATTCGAGCAAGAATAGTTTTCGGTCGATCCGGGTGGTCAACCGGCCGCCCGGCAACGGGGTGCCCAGCGGATCGTTAATCCGCAGATGCAGATCAGAGTGGAGTAGTATTTTGTACGTCATAGTCTATTCTACGCTAAGCAGCTGCAGCAGCGATTTAAGCTGCGCCACAATAGCCTTCGCCTTAGGTTTGGTTACCTGCTTACCGGTCATCAACTCCGAGCAGGTAAACGCATGATCAACAATGTGCAACATATGGTATATTGCCCGCTCATCCGCTTCCGGAAAGTCACTCTTGATCGTCTGAATCAGTATCTGTTTTTCTTGTTCGTTGAGCATTTGAGAACCTTAAAATATAGTCGTACAAAGGTTTGCACTCTGGCTGCTTACAGAAGGATACAAACGTGTCGGCGCCATGCCACTTCATGTCAATGTCCATGATCGGAAATTCATCGACCATGACAGGATTTGGATAATACCACGACCCCGACTTGGTGATCACCTTCTTTCTGATCGCCAGGTCTACGATAGCCTTGCTATCGGTGGTGAACACCCCCGTCCGATTATCCAGATAGAGCTCGATAAACCGACCGCCGGGGCTCAGCTTGGTCTTCTGACACGTTATCTTGACCCGCGTGTATATTGGGTTACCACTCTCATCCAGATCCTCATAGGACATGCCCCTGCGGGTCAACCACAGGCGTTGTGAGTAGATAAACTGAATGTCGCGGCTTCCACTCACATCATTCCCATAGCCGTCAAACGCGTGTTTCAGGTGGTTGATGGTGATCAACGTCACCCCCGAGTCCGTGCCCTTGACCACCTTACGCCCTTTGTTCTTGGGCGTCAGCGGAGCCCACCCGTTCTTCCACAGCTTGGCGAACATGGCGACCAGTTGGGCGCCCGCCATCTTGGTGTTCATCTTGGCCCCGACCAGCCGCGCGTCAGATGTTGATTCACCCTCTATGCCAAACAGCGAGTCGATGACAATCAGATTATATCCAAGCTCTGCCAAGCGGAATATCTCTTCTAAAAACTGGGGGCCGCTCAAGAACGTGCGCGTGCGCACGCCCTTGACCATACGGTCCTCATACCCTTTGAACACATGGTATGTACCGGGGGGCATGCCGATCCGCGCCGCATAATCTTCGGTGAACGTCCCCTCGTTCTCGGCGATCACACACGTTAACCCGGCGGCTATCGCCTCTCTGACTATATTGAGCGCCAGCGTGGTCTTCCCCGCACTGGTCTCCCCCGCCAGCTCTATCGCGCGCCCGAGCGCAATACCTCCGATGGACAGCACATCGTAGTCGAGCTGGGCTATTCCAGTGGGCAACACCTCGGGCGGGGTAAACTCGGAGGATACGGCGATGGTCCCCCGCCCTTTGGCCTGCTTGTGCGCGACCGCCAGCTGATCAAGTTTGCTGACCACCCGGTTGGTCTGCTTGCCCTTGCCCATCAGATCGTCGAGCTGGCCCATCGGCTACTCATCCCCCTCGCTGGCAAAATCCTCGACGAAGGCCGGACGACTGCCCGCCGGAGCAGGTTTTGCCGAGGCCGGAGCGGGCTTGGCCGCCGGAGTGGGCTTGGCCGCGGCCGCCTGCTTTTTGCCGCCCATCAAACCGGCCAACTTGGACCCGGGCGCGGGCTGTGTGGGCGCAGTAGTAGGGGCACTCGTAGCCGCTGCGGCCGCCGGGGGCGCCACAGTGGCCGCCTGTGCGGGCGGGGGCGCCACATTTGGGGCAGGCTGTGACGGCGGTGTGGCCTCGGCCGCGATCCGACCACTCTGAATCTGAACCAGGCCACCGGCAATCGAACCGTGAGATATCTGCTGTCGATTTAGCGCGTCCGCAAACTCTTGGGGATCGGGGAAGATCATTACATGATCGTTGTTCAGCGCATCCAGGCAAAGCGGCGCCCTTATCGCTAACTGCTCGGCAATGTCCTCCGGGGACTGCGGCTGGTAGAGCGGAAACATCTCCGCCTCTTCGGAGAACATCTGGAGCACACCGTACTCAACGTCGGTGAATATCCCGAGCTCTACCGAGTTTTTCTCCAGCTCATCAAGATTATGTGGCTCCAGAATCGCCTTGTCGAACTGTCCGGCAAACGGGTTATTTTTTGCCCCGTGAACCGTGTACGTGGTTTTGAACTTTTCCCGCTGGTTGCCCTCTTTCTTGATCTTTCGAATAACGATATCGTGCACCCAGTGGGGGCCGAACGCCAGCTTTTGCGGATCATCTTCATCCGGCTGGTTGCGCAGCAACCTGATCGCGTTGGTAATCGTCCACCCCGCTTCTAAAAACTTGATCTGCGGTTCGCTGTCCCGCCGGTCAAATACGGGGATCACCCAGAGCTTCTGGGGGTCAAAAAACGATTTGATCTCCTCGGTCACGCCCACCGGTCGATTTTGCTTGCGGATCTCCAGGTCAATCTGGCGCAGCATGTCGACGACCGTCGGCTGCTTCTGCCAACCCAGAGGTTTGTACGTGAGGGGCAGCCGGATCGACCGCCAACTCTGTCGCAGCTGGCCGGGGTTCTTATCGTCGGGGACCAGACATGGGTACACTACTTTGTGCACCGGAAGTATGGGCTCCAGCGCTCGGAACTTATATGAAATATCGTACTCCAGACTTTTCATCTGGATCACGTTCCCCGGCTCATATCCACCGGCCTTTACCGCGTCGTCTACTGTGCTATCGTGTCTCATCACCTAACTCCTTTATTGTTTATAGCGCAAGTTCATTAGAATTTTAGCCCTCGAATCAATATCGTCAGCAATAGCCTTCACCAAGTTCATCCCCCGCTTGATCTTCTCCATATAGTCGTGCCACGCTCGATTTTCTTGTTCATAGTCGATTAGAAATTGGTTCTGTACATCATCTTTTGTCACCGTAATGGCCGTCTTGCTCAGCGCACCCGCTTTGAACAATGCTATTTTATCATCGATTAACTTCCGTTGACACTTCATATACCGGGGGGCGGTCCACGCCCGATATTCTCGCTCCGCCTTCGCCAAGTACAGATCTAGGTCGGCCTCCATCTCCCGAAAGGTAAACCGATGCTGAGAGCAGACGGTCAGCTGCTCTTCGCGTTCATCGTCGGTCAACCTGGTGACCAGCGTCTCGGACGCTATGGAAACAAAGTTCATCACCTCCAAAAATTGACCTCCGAACACCCGGCGCTCTATGATCTCCGTCAGCTCCTCCGCCCAGCTGGAAAACCTATCCAGCATGTCCTCGCGCGCGACATCGGTCGCCATATATCGAAAATCAGTATGTTGCATACACTCTCATTATACGCTAATTTTCACACTTGATCAAGACTGTGCCCCGACGATGGTTCGAGTAACATCGGAATAGTGATATGCGCCTCGTCCTCCCGGGTCCCCAGATCGGGGATCTCGTGCATAACCAGATCAACCTTGTCCTCGGGGACGAACATCACCTGCTGATCGTGGACGGCCAGCGCGGGCTCAACCCCCCAGGACCGTCGATCGAACTCAGCGATCTCGTCCATAAAGTGAAACGTTTGATACAGGCTCCCGGTCGACTGCGGGTTGAAGTTGACCGCCTGACGCTCCGCGTGCTCGCGCTGTCGATCATCCGCACTGTTTATCTCCGGCAGATATCGAATCGATCCATATTCGGATACCACATACCCGTCGGCGCGCGCCCGCTTGATCACCCGCTGAGTCCAGGGGAGTAGGCCCGCATACATCTCCATATACTTTCTACGGATCTCCTGTGCGCGGGCGAGCAGCACCTGCTTATCGATCTTGACCTTCTTAATCTGGTCAAAGGGGATGCCCAGGCGCTCGGCATACTCCGGTCCCATAATCTCGTTGCCGATCCCCTTCGGCCCCCAGACGAGCACCCCGGCGGCCCCCAGATAACACAGGGCGAAGTTCGCCGGTTTTCCGATCTTCCGCTGAAAACCGGTAACCTGATCGAATGGTATGCCAAAAATACCACTGGCGGTCAGTCGATGCAGATCCAGGTTCTCTCGATATGCCTTGAGCATCATCGGATCCTGTGACAAGTAGGCGATCAACCGCAGTTCCATCTGCGAGTAATCGGCGCCGACCAGCACATACCCCTCGGGGGCGACGAACATCTGTTTGACAATCCTGGAGCTGGCTTTCAGCGTCGGCAAATTCTGTAGATTGGGCTCGCTCGAACTCCAGCGCAGGGTCTCGGTCCCGTGCGCTTTTATATCCGAGTGAACGCGGCCGGTCACCGGGTTTATCTTGGACTCTACGCCATCAAAGTAGGTGCTGATCAGCTTGGTCAGCCGCCTGTACTCCAAGATATCCCGCGCAATATCACACCCATGCTGTTCCGCGTAGGCGCTGAGCACCGGCTCGTCAAATACGTGTTTGACCACCGTACGTTTGCTCCGCTGATCATACACCTGGTTCTCCACCGGGGGCAGCCGCAGACTCTTGATCAGCAGCTGCTCCAGATAAGATTCAGCATTGGGGTTGAACTGCTTATTGTGCGCCCCCTCCCTAATCTGCTCCAGCAACCCGGACTGCTGGGCGCGCAACCGCTCTCGGGTACGCTGTAGATAATCTATATCGACGGGAAACCCATTGTGGACCATCCGGGCAACAAAATGTATTTCCGGCATATACCGAGTGTGCCACAACGGAGCATACGGCTTGCCCCGCATGTCCTCAAGATCCGCATGATATTCTCTGAGCGCCACATCACAGTCACCGCAGCAGTATTCTCCGATCTGCTGGGTTGTTCGATATAGGGAAAGATCTTTATCCCCATGCTCATCCTCCCGAATTCCCTGCCAGATGCTTTTCAGATATGATAAATCTGGGTACTTCTCGTGAACAATGTGGTCCAAGCCGAGTCGCCGCTCATACCCCTTGGACGTATCTGGATAGCGGATGAACCGATACCAAAAGGTGCAAAATGTGTTGACCAACTCGGTCTGCCAATGGTGGCCAATCCACTTGATCTCAAACTCAGCATTGTGGGCGATCTTGATCATCGCAGAGCAGGTCATCACCTGGCGAAGAAGATCGATCAGCCGCTCATTCTGCTCGGCCGTCCACCTCGGACGTAGATCGGAGACCATCAACCCTAGGTCGCGGACCATCAGCGGAATATATATCCCGGTGTGGACCTTCCACGATATTCCTATGCCAAGTATTTGCCCCCGGTACTCATTTCGAGAAGTTGTCTCGATGTCTATGCTGATCGCCGACGGTCGGCGGGCCAGCAGCTGGGCGAGCAGCCGCTCGGCCATACTAATATCCTCAATAACATAGTACTCGTTCATAGCAGCGGATCCAACGAGCAGGTGAGCCTGCGCTTGGCCATCAGACAGTATTTCTCCTCGATCTCTATCCCGATGTACCGGCGTCCGAGTTCTCGGGCGGCCACCAGGGTCGTCCCACTACCCATAAACGGATCGAACACAATGTCCCCCGGGTCAGAGCTGTTCAATATCATTCTACGCATTACATCCAATGGCTTCTGCGTCGGGTGGGCAATATTTTTCGACTCTCGTGGCATCCACCAAAGCGCAGGCTGCTTACTACCCCCTCGCCATTTCGTGGGAGGACGGGTAAGCCACACAAACGGCTCAAAATTATGCTTATATCTGGCGTTTAGCGCCGGATATTTAACATTGGACTTCCCCCAGATGAGCATTTGATAGTGAGTAAAAGGAATCGGTGGGTACACCCAGTGCGATCGACTTTCCGAGTAAAAAACATATGCTCCCCCAGAGCACAAGATCAGCAACCGGTGTAATTCACTGAATAATCGAGTATATAGATTGTTACTATCCCCAAAAATCTTTTCCCGCCATTGATGCTTGTTAACCTCATTGACAATCAGTTTATCACTCACAGGACGATGTTGTCCTCCAGCATAGTCAACCCCGTACGGCGGATCCGTGACCACCAGGTCAATAGATTTGTCGGGCAGTCTTTTCATGATCTCAAAACAATCCCCGCAATATATTGTCCCCGAATCATCTTGATGATAAGGATGAACACCGACTTGAGCAACAATGTCATCAAATGTCATATAACAAAAGCGAGGCATGCGATACATGCTCTCGCTTTTCCAGTAGAAAGGGGTTGTCTATTCTGCCGGTATGGCGGGGGCCACATTCGGTGTGAGGGGAAGCTTGGTCATGGTCACCCGACCATCAAGCTCATCGACCTGCCAACCACGCTTTTTCGCATCGCGTATGACGATGTAGACCAGTGTGGGAACCCACTGTGTTTTGGTCTCAAACTTGCGTTCGGCCAGCACCTTCTCGATATGCGAATAGAAATCAACTTTGGTTCCCGACCAGCGTTGGAGCTCCTCGAAGATCACCGCGGCCTTCGAACCTTCGGTAAACGGAACGGCTTTGTCCGCCCACCGATCTACGTGTGCGCGCGCAGCCCGGGGCTTCCGCTTCTTCTGTTCGGGCGCACTCTGGGCGTCCGTGGTCGTGATCGGAGGAGCAGCGGCTGCACTGACCTCTGCGGGCGCCGATGGGGCTACAGTGGCCTCCGTTGGCGGCGCCACAGGCTCTGTCGGGGGCGCAGGAGCAGCCGCTTTCTTGGCCTTCGGTCGTGGTTGTTCGTCTTCGGTGAAGTTCGTGTAGATAAAAAAGCAGGTCTCGGCCATAGGCTGAGGACCGACCACACCGGCTTCGAGCACGCGGGTCACATGCCCATCATTAGCCGGATCGAATGCCTCACCGATCAGCTTGGTGAAGTACGGTCCACACTTGTCCGGGGCCTCGGCAAACATTTCGCCAACCCCTTCCTCGGTAAACCGCAGTTCCTCGCGGAGAATCTTCTTCGTCTCCTCCGGCTTATTCTTAGCCAGTTCGAGGAAATCGTTTACAGTGTAGGTCTCACTCATGATAAATTCCTTTCCTATCGTATTTTCATTCTATTCCGCTTACTCTATTATACGCACTTTTCACAGAAAATCAATCAAATTGGGCGAACTATTTGAGTATAGTATATGAAAGATGAGCCCTTTTGGGAGACAAATATGGGCTTATTTGGGGCGATTACGGTGATCATCATCGGCGCCCCGGCCTTCGCATCGTACAGCTTGGTCAGCGCATCAACCGAGGGCACGCTCAACCGCAGCTCCAACGGGGGGACATCCTTTTCCTCTGCCCCATCGGGAAGCTGCAGATCATCAATGGCAATCGTCTCGGCCGAGCTAGCGGTGCCGAGCGCGCTCTTACACGATAACACCAGCGACCGACCAGCGAACTGCAGGCCAAGCTGGGCGAACTTATCGGTGTCCAAGATGAGCACCCGGCGCACCGCCGACTGGAACGCCACGCTGTCGATCATCGCCTTGAACATAAAGTTATTCCGCAGGTCGAGCACCTGGTTGAGCGCCTCCCACGGAAACTCGGCCTCGGCCAGCACACAGCTGTAGGTAAAGCTGTCGCTCTCGATTATAAACGTTGCCCGATCAGTCCCGTACTTCACATCGCCGATCTTCGAGCGGTTAATCGAGTTCAAAAACTTGATCGCGTACGGCCCTATGGTAATCCGCTCAAATACATCCTCCTGGCGTTTGTGGATCGCCCCGTGGGTGCCGACCGTGCTCACATACACCTCGTCGGACACGCTGACGCCCGCCAGTTCGGGGCGCGCCAGCTCCTTGGCGGCCAGGGGGATCATGCGGTCGAGTGTGTCCAGAAATTGAAGATCGCCCAGGCTCCTCATCTCACAGGTCGGCCGACGGTGTACCGGAAACGCATCGGCGTCGATGCCCGGAAGTTTATATCGACTTTCGGTGTAGATAGTGAACCCCTGCCGCTCGTAATCCCATTCGAACTTGACCCGGTCCTTGCCACTGTTGAGCAAGATCTTCTGCAGGGTGTCAAATGATACCGCGGTTGAAAAATCCGGGCCGATCTGCCCATCGAAGGCAAGACCGCGAATATGCGCGTACGACACGCCGTCCGCCACCTCCAGGTCAAGCCGGGGCGCCTCCAATTCCGATTGGCGGACCATCCTGATCACCACACACTTAAAGATCTCGTGCAGCTGGCCGCTGAATGTGAATGATTTTCCTATCGCGGCCATCCAGTCGACAAGCTGACCGCGGTCAACCGAGAACACGGCTGATGTCTGCATAACGCATAGTCCTTTCCCGCTGTCCAAAGGCAATCGCCTCTTCTCGTATGCACCTGAGCGCCTGCCGAACGTGGACCACCGATTGGTGGGCCAACCTCGATAGCGAACGTACACCGATGTCCGACGCCCAGAGCTTAAGATCGTAGATGCTCAGCACCTCGGGGGCAACCCGGGTCTGCAGATGATCTCTGAACCTGGCGAGCAAACTGGTGACCATCAGCTCATCAGAGTAGGCGGCGAACTCCTGGACCAGCAAATTGTTTATGTTTTCAACCTGACTTTCATTGACTATCTGACTGCCGATACGCCGCTTATTCGTGTTCAGCGACCGTATCTCGCTTATGAACTGGTTGGCGATCACCCGGCAACTCCAGGTGCTCCACCTGATCCCAAACTTGGGGTCGAAACTCTTCCATTTTTCAGCAAACCTAAGAGCCGCCACCTGCTGCCAATCCGCTTCGGTGAGCAGCCCCGTTCGATCAACCGGAATGAACTTCAACCACAGACGCCAACTGCGCTCATACAGCAGGTCGAGCGCACGACGATCCCCACGAAAAGCTAATTCCCACAGGCGTTCGTGGGATAACCTGCCGAGCCGGAGACCATCCAGCCGAAGGTTAATCTTCTCCCTGTTCAGCATCATCTCTGTTCTCCCATCAAAATCCGCCACCGAGTTCATCCTCCTCCGCGGCCGAAGGAGGCGCTTCATCCGATATTCGCATGCACTCCGGTTCCCACAGCAGCTTGACCGTCCGGGCGGCCGTGCCCATGCGTTGTTTGCCTATATATATCTCAATGGAATTGTCTACCAGCTCGTCCGGTTTGTATTTGGCCGGGCGCTCAACCTGGAACATCAGGTCGCACCGCTGCTCGTATGCGCCGGATTCCGCATACAATTCTTGGCGGTCGATCTTCCCCCGATCCTTGCCCATTCGCTTGAGCTGGACCACACAACAAATATGTGTCTGGATCCGACGCGCCATGTTTCCAACCTCAACCATTTTCTGTGCGATCAATCCTGCCTTCTTCCCCGGATCATATATACCAGTAAAATCGTCTAATTGGTTGAATAAGTCAACAAAAATAATCTTCGGATCGGTACCTTGCTTGCGCGCCTGTTCCACGTACTTTGGGATATCCTTCAGGTAAAAGGCGCCACGCGGCTCCAGATAGATATGGGGTCTTTTCGGGCTAGACAGGTAATCTACCGCTTTTTCGAACATTTCATGGTTAAACTGCTCGTGTGTTTTGCCCTGAGCGGCGGCGCGCAGCCCCCTGACCATGTCGGGCACGCTCATGCCCGTCCGGATTGATATTTGTCTGAAATACTCGTCCAACAGTGATTGTTCTCGGGCGATCGTTATCGTCTGGTGGCCAACCGAGGAGAGCAATCGCTGGACATTGGCCCTGAACGTCGATTTGCCCATGCTCGGACGACCGGCCACCGCACTCACCCCGGGAACAAAGCCAAATGTTAGATACCTGTCTATGCGTTCGTATCCGGTGCCCAGCAGGCTGGTGCGCATGATCTGCTCAATACCGGGGGAAATGGTGTTCCAAAATGTTTCCGGTTCACCGACGACCACGCCCGAAATTTCAAGCTGATTAAAACAATCTATTATCTTGTGCGCCGCGTGATACAACTCCTCTACAGGGCTCGCCGGATCAGCGACAAGCTGTTTGAACTTCTCAGCGGCGTCGACGGCCAACAGCTTAGATCTTTTCTCCAGGAGCAAACGGGCGAAAAATTCATATTGATCAGCCTCTGGTGCCCCGACTACCAACCCCGCCAGATATGCAGAAGGAACATCCAGGTCGACCGGGCGCTGATCAACATGCTGCAAAATTGGAGCCAAGCTTTCCCAGCGATACTGTTTGCCCGCCGCAGTCAGATCAACACATGTTTGAAAAACAAGAGACAACGCCTGATCTCCAATTTCGGCCGGGGTTAAAATTTTCCCCACACGGTCAACCATTTCCGGATACTTCACGACCATGGCCACCAAAGCCCGTTCGGCCGTTAACTCCTCAATCGACTTGTTGGCCATCTGGAAACCTGTAGTCTATTCTGTTCTTAATCTCATACTCGATGCACGTTCCCGATAATCTGGAGCCAATGGATTCCATTATGTTGATTTTAATCATCTCCTGCCTGCTAGGCTGATCACCTGTTTGTCTTAACCGCCGCCAATCCTCTTCGGTGTTCACAAATTCTCCGAGGGTGATCTTCGAGGTGAAGATCGCCCGTTTACGCCTCAACCACAGTTGTTCGAACAACAGAATATATCTATCGGTCACACTATCGGTCGGCCGTTCCAGCCCTATGTCATCAAAAATAGTCACCGAAGATCCTAATATCTTGGTCATCAACATGTTATCCAAATAACAATCATCACGATTTTGCTTCATTGTCTCCATCAGATATCGAAAAGACACAAAAAGAGGTATGCTATCGAGCTTCCCCGTCCTGATCAAATCCAGGACGATACAGACGGCCACCGCCGTTTTTCCCGTGCCCGACCTACTGCTGGACAACCAAATTGATTCCCCTGTGTTGTTCTTCGCCCACCCAGAGTTGTCCGGCCAGCTATCAACAAACTGGCGAGCAAAATCTCGATCCTCCTGGGTCAGATACTTCAGAGCGTCCCAACAGATAAGTGGTTTACCGTACCTCTCTGGCAGATGAAATTTTTCAAGCTGAAATTGAATTTTTTTACCCAGTGCACCGTCGTTCATAGTCTTCCATACTTTGCACGCTGTTTAACCGACCGGTCACCCTCTTTCTTGTTGGTAGCGCGCCATCGGTTAAAATCATTATACGCGGATACGCAGGTCTTGAACGAGGTGAAGGTCACCTTCGACCAAAATTGATTAGCCTTGCACGCGGCGGAAAAGCACCAATCAATACAGGCCAGCCAATCTTCGATACTCACATGCGAATAGTCATCGTCGGTCTGCACCCGCTGTGCCCACTCCATGGTGCGCTCCCACTGCGCCCGGCGAAGCAGATATCCATCTTGCTTATGCCGCAGTCGAAAGTGATTGGCAATGCGCGCAGCCGGAGATATCGAAAAAGCAATATCGGCATTAATCTGCTTTCTAAGCTGTTCAACAGATTTATGCACTTTCAAACGTAGTCTCGCTTTGTAATTCATAATTCTTATCTTATTCTTCTTTCTTTCTTATAAAGAATTAAGATTAATATAAGAGAGAGAACTTTTTTCATCTGACCAACCGATATCCCATATCCTTTTGAACAGCAAAAAGTTAATCGTGTTATATTGGTTTTTTCCAAAAACCTATTTACTTGTATAATCGAGTAACTTTTTAGCGATTTATCTTGCCATTGCACCCCAAAATAGCCAATTTTCAACCGATGAAAGTAATTTCTTCCAAAACACACGGCTTGTTTGGTATTTTTTGGCAGATAATCGTCTGCGTTTTTAACCAAATTTTGCAAAAAGATAATGGTATTTTTTTTGAGAGATTGAAAAAAGTTCGGTATTTTACCAAAAATTCGGAAACCAAAAGGCATATTGTATATTTTGGTAGCAGCAAAAAAGCCATAAATAGACTTTTTGTTGCGCAATTTTGTGATATTCATAGATGAAATAATTTGCACACTCTACCCCTCAGGAGGATAATAGGCTCTTGGTCGCGCAAAATATAGGTAGACAAGACATGCCATTTGCTGCCGGGTGGCCCCCCATTTATCGGCGATGTCCAGTAGATCTTCGGAATTTTTTAGCTCCCAGATCAGAATGTCATCGAAGGTCTTGAACAACCGGGGGCCGACCAGCTCCCCGGCCGCGTACTTTTCGAGCAGAACGGCGCGCACCAGATTCAGGTCAGAGATCCCAAATTTCAGGCGCAGGGCGTCGACCACGGTCTCGCTCACCGGCAACCCATCTTGTTCAAGAATGCGCTGCAGCTGTTCGAGCACCTGCACGTCCTCCCGTTTAAACGACACGGCGATCGTCTTGGCCGTGCGCCTCCGCTGGCCGTCGAGCTTGTACTTACGGCCGGAGGTCGGCCGTGGCAAATGTTTTCTTTGCGGCATTATATTCCTTTTCGTCTACAATCTTCAACTCATATTTGGGCTCACCCGCGTAGATCTGTCTGCGGATCTCCGAGTGCTTGGTGCACATAGAGCCCTGGTCATCATCATAAAAATCGTAAAGTGTAGCGTAATCTTTGTCCTTGGATACTCTGAGCACCCGCCCGAGCTTTTGGATCGTCGCCTTCATGCTCTTGCCCCCACCGGCGATGATCAGCGTGTCGATGGCGGGCATGTCAAATCCTTCTTTGAATATCGTTCCGATCAATATTTTGCCATTGGATTTCACGTCCGATATTCCTCGATCGCGCTCCTGCTTGGTGTGCCCGCCGGTCAGAAACACACACCGATCTTCCCCTATCTCGTGGGCGAGCTTCCACCCCTGATCTTTTATTCGCTCGACGATGATCAGCACGTGGGCTCCCCGAGCCTGGCAGTCCAGGGCGAGGTCGACGATTATCTGGTTGCGCCGCTCGTTGTTCAATATGTTGTACTCATAGGCGCCCGGTTCCTTGACGCCGGTGCGCACCAGCTTTCCCTCAACTTTTTCGTATATGTACTTTGTGGCCCAGACGGTGCGCGCCGGAGAGCATATGCGGATCATCGTGGCCCGTACCGGGCACAGCACATTGCGATCGATCAGATCGGATACGCCAATGCTGGAGATCACGCGGCCGCACACCGATTCGAGGACAAACTGATTATTCGGCGAATCAGCGGTGTTCAGCGTGGCGCTCATCCCAAATCGATAATAGGCGGGGATGGCCATCGCCACCTCCCACCAAGTGTTTGACAAGTTTTCCTTCTGAACCCACTTCCCGGTGTACTTATCTCGAACATTTTGAGCCCCGCTGCACGCCGTATGATGACATTCGTCGATGAACATCAGCTTAAACCTGTTCACCAGGTCGCCAAACCTCGGCCACGAACGCACTAGGTCGAGCGCAATACCGGGGTCGATTACCGTCGGGATCTTCAGCTCATGCCGTTGGCGCTCCGGAGCAGCCTCATACAGCTCTTGGTTGCACCTCGACCACTCCCGGCCGTCCTTCACATAGTACTCAGATGTATATTCGACTACGCACTCGGGAACCTGGGTGGCAAAGTAGGTGAAGCACCTTCTGTACTCACCGTCGGAGGTCATCAGCGGAGCACACTCTTCGACGACCCGCCGGATCTCCGAGCGTTTGAACACGCTGTACAACGTCTGCTGGGTGGCGATTATTATCGGCGCCCCCGGGTTCAACCGCTTTCCCTCGCCGAGCATGCCCACCGCATGCTCCCCAAAGTAGTCTTGAAATTTGGTGTACGTCTGGTTGACCAGGGTAAGGTTGGGGACGATCACCAGCGAATCGACTTTGAGCCGGTCGATAACCCTGGCCATGATCACGGTCTTGCCCGCGCCAGTAGGATAGTGGAGGAGACCGCGCCCGACCTTAATCGCATCATCTACGGCGAGCTCCTGGAAGGAATAGTCAGCTTGACTGGTGGGCAACGAGGGTAGGCTCAGCCGAAGATCCGGGTGGTCGTCCGCTCCCGGTTTTTCACGCCGGTCGTCAAACGATACTTGGGCTCCAGCTGTTTTAGCAGCCGCATAAACTCGGGGCAGCAGACCCGTCGGAAAGTCCCGGCTTTCCGATCGATAATAATGTACATCTCGCTCTTTCCACTCACCGTGGGCCGCGCCTTTCCTCTTTGAGTAGTAGCGGATGACAATTTTTGTCGCCCGCACAATCGTATCCAAATCCTGACCGCCGGTTTCACCCGTGATCTCCACCCGAGTATACAGATTGTCAATCAGTAAGTTTATCATATCACACGCTTTGCCTTTAATATACGCTCATAATTTTGATTTTGTCAAGCCAAATCGCAAAAAAGAGCACGCTATTTTACCAAGGTAATGGTCAGGGTGAGCAGCGCCCACCCGCCGAGCAGCATGGCCACCCCGATGGCGATCATCTTGGCCATCGTGCGGCCGTTCATTCGCGTTCCAAGCACATACATTTGTGTGTCTCCTTTCAGAATGGAAGGTCGTCGTCGGCGGTCAGGCTTGCGTGTGTGGCCGCCTGCGGCGGCTCGTGTTCAACGTACTCGGCGAAGCCGTCCTGTGGGCGCCTGCCCTCGACAGCCAGCATAAAGTACTCCTCTGCCCGCAGCTTCTTGCCCTGCGAAGTCGAGTACGGGCGGCAGACTATCTCGCACATCACCTCGCGCTGGCGCTCGCTGAACATCGTCAGCGGACGCCCGTTATCTAAATGATATAGCATATCCGAGATAAATCCGCTTGTCCGCCGTGGGTCCGCGGCGGACAGCAGGTCGGCAAGCCATATGTTTTCGGTCTTTGCCCGCCGATATGCTTCATGTCGTTGGTGGACAAACCCACGGAGATCGACCTCCGAGTATGCTCCGTCAAGTGCTCGGCGGATCTTCTGCGCCCCCTCCTCATACCACTTGATTTGTGATCGTATTCGCACATACTTGTTCCGCTTTTGTGGACAGTGGCCACCCCGGGCAGCCCACCAGAGATCTGACGGCATTCGAAGATCGGCCTCCACATACAGATCGGCGATCAAGCTCATCCTCAACCACAGGCGAGCATACTCGGTCTCTACCTCGGTATATCGTTTGTCCAGCACGGCCTGGGCCGCTCGTTTTTTCTCCTCTTTGGCCTGCGCTACCAGCTCGGCCGCCCGGGCTCTCATCTTCCGCGCATCCTCTGGTCGATATTCTTCATAGTGCATAATACAATGACTACCGAGCATCCGGCGTTCGCCAGTGCGATCGTGCTTCACCTCGTACTCGAATCGAATCGGGTGCCCGCAAACGCAGACGCCCGTCGCGGCCTCAAGGTCATAGATATGGCCCGTCCAGGTCCACGCCTGTGGTTCCCCGTCCAAGCCGGAGATCAGTCGTTGTCTATGGGTGGACATTGTGGCGCCCCCTATACCTTCTCCTATTATCATCGTTGATTTTCTGCGCAGCACATTTGAGGCATCGTTTCCTTCGATAGGTGATAACCACACCGCAGTCAAGACAATGATTGTCGGGGCGATTTGCTTTGATTCTGATTTTTCTCTCCAGTGTTTTTCTATACTGTTCTTTCTTTGCACAAGCAGGACATCGCTTTCTGTGATAAGGAAAACCGATAAGCACATTACAGTCAACGCAGCGTTTTGGGTTCTCCGCTCTTCTGCGCTGTCGGCGCTCCCGTGCTTTGGCGTATCTCCGTGCAGCCCACTCAGGATCGTTTTTCAGCCGTTGCTGCACATAATTATGGATATAATCCTTACAACGATCATTGGTTACCTTCTTGCGACATTTCAAAGAGCAATATTTACTCTTATGCTTGCCCAGAGGTGCTCCGCAGTTTGCACACTTTCCCGGTTCTTTTTGTTCGTTCACCACCGACGGTCTGCGTCTACTCGGGATGGTGAACATGATATCCCCCGGCGCAATCCATATCTGTTGCGCGAGATCTTCTGGGCAACTAGTTATATTGGTCCAGTGTCTTGCGATGATCTCCGCATCTACACGGCGTAGCCCACGCTTTTCCAGCAATCGGGCAAACTCAGTCTCATTATATCCCGCCTTTTTGAACAGCTTGGTCAAGTTCAAGTTTTTCATCTTTTGTCCGCTCTCCAGTAGTCACGCCGTTCGCCGTCGATAATTCCGTTGACAAGCGCGTCAAATTTATCATCTGGAACGCTCGGGCAGCACCGCGCAATCTCCCTGTTGGTACTCTGGCTGCCCAACCGTCCGGCCAGTCCGAGTCTAAACCCAGTCTGAAATGCTTCGCCTGTTGTCATGGGCACACCTACTCGGTAAAGATTTGAAATGAGCATGGCGGGTCGTTGGGGCGAACCCGATGTGACTCGGCGCCCAGCTGCGCGCACTGCCACCAACCAGCGAGTGATGAGTTTCGCCGCAGTTTCTCCCCGCAGAGCGGACACTCGCCGGTGGCGACGATCTTCCGCGCCTCGGCGAGCCTGATCTCACGTTCTGCCTTGGCGCAGGGGCTGCACTTCGTCGCATACTTAGATATACGCTTTCCACAAGTGCATCGGTTAATCTTTTTGGGTTCCATGCTAAATCGCTTTCTGTACGGTTTCTGGGTCCTGCGTGTAACATTGAAAACGAAGAATGTCGATGAAGTCATTCATGCTCTTCTCGCTGTCGCTAGTCGGCGCGGAATCGCCGCCGGTCACCCTGTAGGTTATCCAAACAGATGTGTTGATTTCGTCAAATCGGACCCTAATGCTGGTCACCGTGATAATGGTTCCGCGTCCCAGGGAGTAGAAGTTGCTTCCAACCCGAACATCGAAAGAGTCTTTGTGGTAGCGGTTCGAAAGCCTGTACTCGATCGTGCGCATTCTCTCTTTTGCGGTTAGCTTTTTCATTCTCAAAACCCTTTCATTTTTAATCTACCATATGATACGCCATTTATTCCAATTTGTCAAGCACTTTTTGTAAATAAGTGACAAATAAATACAGAGGACAACCATTTGAATGGTAAAGACTTAGCCTAATATGCGGAGATACCGCTTAAGGTCAGGGTAGTTGTGTTGCCCTTAATATCGTGGGATATGGCCTGAATCCGAAAGCTTTCGCGCAGGCCCGCCGATGAGTCGAAGATCAGGGGGAGAACCACGTCGATCTGGGTCAGATCTCCGTCGTCGTTGACTATGTCGACATAGGGGGTAAGTGGTAAGCTTATGGTGAGCAAAAACTTAGGGTTCGAATAGTAGTAGATTACCCGGTTGGCCAGCTCTTTGGCGATCTCCCTGGAGATAAACGGGTTATCTATATCAAATTCGCTGCGACCGTACCGCTGACCGCTGTCCCCGGCCATCACGACCTGCAGGCTTCCCGCGTCCTCGGCCAGCGTCTGCCCCGGGCAGTCGACGATAATCCGATCCCCCGGTATGAACTCCTGGGTGTAGTTGACCTCGGCCGTCCCCGTTCCGGCCTCAAATTTCATGAACACATGTGTGTCCCCTATTTCGCCCGAATAGTCGAAGTTTGGCGACCAATATGCGTAGACGACCTCCCCGCCCGCCGGGGTCGAGTGCCAGGCGGCCGTGCCCGAATTTTCAAGCTGCTCGACCGTGAACGTACGATCGTTGTCCCACGCGGTCACCCGATATTCATGGTAGTCGTTTGACAGCCTGACTATGTGCCCGGGGCGCAGCGGCGTGGCCAACCCGGAGGCCAGGGTAAACGACGTACTGTCCGCGCTGGCCACGTAGCCGATGCCCTCGTCGCTCCAGTTGGTACGCGCGTACGCGCTGTCAATCTGGTACGATCTGCCGACGGTCAACGTCGTCGCATCAGCGATGGCGACCCCAAAAGCCGAGTCGATATCAATCTCCGCCGGATCTTGGGACACGCTGGTGATCGTCCGGGTCAGCACCTCGCCCGTGCTCTCATCGATCATGCTCACAAAATCGTGCGCGTGCACCCCCTCGTCGGCCACCCCCGAGGTGCCCAGGGTTCCCCCGCCGAACACCGAGTTGAGGGGGATCGTCGTCGCCGAGGCCAGTACGGCGCCACGGACAGTCACCTCAATCTCCTGGTTGATCACACTATATTTCCATTTGCTCAACCCATTGTCTGGGTTGCCGCCCGCCACGCAGTAGACGAGTATCTTTTTCTTCGCCGTATCCCGCTGCTCCACCGAGTAGGGAATGAAGTCGAGTGTCTGCGCATTTTTATTCTGAGAGTTCTTGTCCGTGCGCTCAATGGTGGTCAACACGCTGGGGTCCGGCCCCACGAACTTGGTCGTGTACACGTGGACCTTGACAATGTTGTACACTCTGCCATACCCGTTGTCCAGCGATATTCCTTTGAACACCGATCTATCATACCCATCTTGATACCCGCCAATCGTGTAGTCGGCGGTACTCGACGTGTATATTCGTGGCGTGTACCTGAAGTTCCCCTCACGGTCAAAGAACGACAGGCCATCCCGAGACTGTGATAGGTCTTTGATGATATCCCATTTTGTCTTATCTTGGAAATATGCGTATTCAACTATGTCGGAAATGCTATCATCAACCTTGAACAGCACATATTTTCCGGGCGCGTACGTGTAGTTGATCTCCAGCGGACCGATCGGGCTCGTCACCCCATACAGCTCGGGGACGGTCGTGTACGCCTGGTTGAGCGCCAGCCCGGAGAGCAGCCCCGATTCATTGGCGACAATCGAAGACTCTGTCAACGCATCACACGTACCATCACTTCCGGTAGACGCGGCGGTCAACTTATATATCTTTCCCTCACCTACGGCGTAGCAATATAGCACATCGGTATCCTGTTCATCGGCGACAAAACCAGTGAAAGGCATAGACGAAAACCGCAGCTTCTTCGCCGCCGTGTACTGGGTATGACTCGCTCCGTACAGATCATATATGCTTATGATGACCAATGCGTATACACCTGTTTTTCGATTAAACAGAGAAAGAGCAACGTGATTATTCTGTGATTGAAATGTGGTCAGGCTGCCCGGCCATGAGGTCAACGAGTCTGTATTGTGCTCAAATGCGCAGCCGTTAATCACAGTCCAGTACTGATCATCTCCGGTCTCATCGGTAAACATAGCCTCATAACTTGTGTAAAACGGAGAAGATGAAAATGAAAAGTTATTAAGATCAATCAGATTGATGTACGTTGGGAGTACTCCGTTGTCGTTATCAAGATAGATATCATTTCTGATACTAAACCAAAAAGCTGTTCGGGTTGCTGATCCTCCATGAAAAAGGGCGAGCGGATAGCGCCGCTCCGACCCGGTGGCCGCGGGCGCCGACGTGTATCTATGGGTTGATGTTCCGGAAACCGTGTCAGTACATAGGTATGTTGCCTGTTCATCCGAGGACAGGTTCCCCGCCGAGTCGAGCGGGTAAATGTATCCATTACCCGACAGAGCATACTGAAAATAGTAGAGCAGCTTCGTCCCCGATGCATAGTACGGGGAGAGCATAACGCACGGATGTTGCCCGGCGAAGTAGCGCAAGCCCACAGCAAGATTATTATCTGAGCTTACTGCCAAATGGGTTATCATCCCCGCAGAGCAAAAATTAAAATCAGCTTTTCCAGATACAGAAATATCATCCTGCTCTACGGCCCCAGATGTTTGTTGGGCAAGTATCTCCGAGGTGTCGAGTGCCTGATAGTATACTTTCTTTGTCGAAGGCGTTGTCGGACCCTGACATATTCCAACATGCTGCGGGAACGGGATAAACACGTTCTCATGCTCTCTAGTAGCGTAACTAGATTCATATCCAATGAAGTTTGTGGCCGGAGTTCCTCCGAGCGTGTAGGCCGTCCGAACAATGTAGTTAAAAGGTTCTACTGCTGATGTGGCTTTTGCTGTCAGCGTGGTTCCCGTCCCAGGCCAAGTATATGATGAAGCTCCAAGACCCGTTCGAGTTCTATTAGATGAAAACGTTTCCCAATATGCATCTTCATACGCGACGATCACCAGCTGATCGTTATCATCATCGTAAAAGATATGTCTAATATTTTGCGAAGAACTAATCGTGGAATCGTTTATCAGTCCATAAACACCTGTACTCGGATCATATGACCAGAGTTGATTGTCACACCCAAGGTAGAGCTTGCCCCCGGTGCTCGCCACATTGGCGAAGCAGATGGCGCGGGCGTACAACCCCAGGCTATTCCACTTGGTGCCATCCCACAGGGGTGGGCGCCCCAGATTGGATACGGCGAGCACGTTGTTCAACGTCGGTATCGATGGTGACTTGTCTATGTCGTACGTGCTGGGCAGACTGCCCTCGACCCCATACTCGGATAGCAGTATCTGCTCGATCAAAAACGATACCGATCTGTATGAATACCAGTCGTACCCGTTTCTAATCCCACCCGCATCCTTTTTCTGCAGACGACCATCCTGTGATATGAGCTTTAGAGATATTGATTCTCCAAGTATATCGGGTATGACATCGTCGATGAAAAAATGGCCAATCGATTCTTCTTGAATGGTGTCCCGTGGTCCGTCCTGCGCATCGGTTATTAACGTGTTTACGGGGATGCGAACCTGTACGCATATCTTGCACTCTCGGCCTTTGAGCACCGGTCGTTTATACCCGATAGAGACCTCAAAGGATGCCGCGGCCCCCTGGACGGTCCGCAGCGCGGTGGGCAGCGGACGATTGAAATACCCATCTCCGTTGCGCAACGTTACGTTCTGAATGGTGGTCACCAACGTGCCCAGCCCGATCTCAACCTTGTTCGATATCACGCCCACGGAGGACAGACGATCGGCCCCGTTGCCCGTTTTATCCGAGAAGTCGACCCACGCTCCATTAAGATCTTTGACGTAGAGTTTAGGATCATACCGGATGTTCCTAGAGTTTACAAGAGTTTGCATCAGGTCGACGGCCATCCTACTGCACTCCTTTGAAGTTTATCGATATTGATATTCGAGATGTGTCCCAGTGGACAAAGCTGGGCACAAACGTCATATAGCCAAAGCATGGGCGCATGTCCAGGTCATCCGTTTCGAGCATTAGCATACTGCCCTGCCGTTGCCACCAGTCAAGCTGCGCCAGGTTGCGGAGCATCTGCGCGTCCCCGGCGTCGAACACCAGGTTAAACCCCCGGGGGCGCAGTACATCGAGCGATCCGCTGATGATCATCTGATTATGATACCCACGATCCACCGTGTCGTACTCATCATCATCCCCCGACACTTGAACTGGATTGCAGGGGAGTGTGTATGCCCCGGCCGCCTCCGCAGTGGCGTCCAGCGAGCTAGCGTGCGTTAAATATATGCAGTCAACGCCAAAAGTTATCGATGATTCAAGGTCAAAGAGGGCAACCCGGGCGTTAGCCGACGGCGCCTGATATACTCGCCCCACCGCCTCAAACTTTGTCCACGTACTCGTACTGGACATGATTATCGGCCAGCTCCCGTGGCTGAAAGAACTATCATATACATTTGCGTAAAAAGAAGTACCGCTGGGAAGCGCAGCATACAATCCAAGTCGATAGACAGCTTGGTATAAAAGCTTTCTCTGTGTATCATGGTACAAGATCGCCGCGTCTGACCCAGAAGGGCAGGCAAGCGCCCCCCAGAACCCAGTAGTCGTCTTATACCCGTCGAAAGGAGCTCCGGTGGTACTCGATCCGAATTTAGTATTTATCCCTATGGGGGTAAATATGTTAGACGCATCTCCTGAGTCATAAAAATCCCAACCCTGGGGGGTACCGTGCCCCGTACCATCGACATGATCTCCAGAGGCGTATGAGTAGGCGAGCGCCGAGCTCAATAAAATGTGCCCGCCGGACGGGGCGGCGGCCAGCCGAGCGTACTCAAATTTTCCACCGTTGCCCGCCGACGACGACAGACCGAGCTTGATAATGTCGCCGGGCAAAAATGTACGGTCAACAAGATCGTCGTCAACGACATCGATAGCGGTCGCCCCCGCACTCACCGGGTCGACCAGTGATGTCCGCACATAGTTTCCACGACTAAAATTTGATGCCCACTCGACAACCGATAGTTTCCAGCTCATGTAGGCACCTCGATGAACGTGATCAAAAACTTACGCAGGCCAAAGTTGGTCTGCAGATACTGCTCAGATATATCGACCGATAGTCTGCCGACCATCGCATAGGGAAGCCCGGGTACGTCGGGCAGATGGGTCACAAAATATCCACGAGAACAATAGCTGGCCAGCGTGCGGAAAAAATCATAGGTGTCCGCCGAAGCGTCAACCACCTCGTAGGTTACCTGATATCGAGTAAATGAAAATATTTGGCTGTTCAGTATCGAGTCAATGCGGGCCTTACCGTCGATGCCGACCACGGGAGAACCCCCTTCCATAAATCTACCAATGCGTACACCGCCCACAGCCGGGTTATCACCAATGGTCTTAAAATCAGCGGAAGTATACTCGGATATACTGCCTATATTATACTCTTCAGTTGTGCCCAGGGCCAGCCCAGCGATGCGTAGCTTGGGCATCACATCAGACCCAGCGTAGAGAAGAATGTAGTATGGATTTGCATCGGAAGTTAGCTGAAAAGACACACTATACTCATGCCAGTCTGTGGCCGTGGCCGCCACGTTAACGGTCGTCTGCGCGACAACCCCATTGACATTATTTCTGATCCCGAGGGTGGCCGTCCCCGTGTTGGTCCACGTACCATCTACTTTAAGCTTGGCCAGCAGAGTGTAGTACGTGTAGGGGGCGAGTTTGGGCAGCCGTATGTACACCTGAGCATCCGCAGAGAAGTTGGTCAGCAGATACATATTTGGATCCGCAGAATATGAATCTACAGCGTCGGCCAGCATCGATCCGCCGTAAAATGTATGCAACCCCCCGCCCGGAAATGAGATGGTCCACCCGTCGGGCAGACCGAGCCCGATGATCGTCACCGGATCGCCCGCCGAGTAGAGGTATGCGATGGTCTTCGCCGGGTCGACGGTGACCACCAGCCCGGAAGCGTTGGCAACATAATGGATTTCGATCGCTCCCGGGTTGCTCGCGTGGGTTGAGGGGCCGAGAACAATCTTGTTCAGATATCCAAATCTGGTTATCCCCTTTTGAGCATAAGATCCGCTGGCGTACGCGGCGGCAAACAAATTATACAACTCGGAGGGCATCCCCTCTTGGGCGACGACGGTGACCGTCGTAGTAGTATGAGAAGCTATGGTTGTCTCATACTTTTTTGCACTGCGCGGGCGGCTATTCGGGATGGAGACCGCGGGTGCCCAGCGTCCGAGACTAATCGACACCGATCAACCTCCTGCGCCCGCTAATGATATTTCGCCGGTTTCAATCGCGTCCTTTATCGCCTTGACCGCGATATTGCCGATCGTAGTGGACGCTGTTTGGAGATCGGTATCGCCGACTATGACCGTGTTCCCCGAGATGGCAACGCTGGGCTGCACGTACATATTTTGGATCCCCCGGGTGGTCGTGCCCCCACGAGTTTGGGCGGCCAGACTGGCGCTGTCCAGCGCCTCGTTGCCCGTCGGAACAGCGGTCTCCTTGGTAATCTTGTCGATGGTACGCTGCGCCGATGCTTCGACAAACGATGCGGCGGCGCCCGCGGCTATGGCGGCCGCGGTCAGCCCCGCGGCCTTGCCCCATTGTCCTTCTGCGGCGGCGGCTATGGCCTTGGCAGACCATTCTTTAGCCTTAAACTGAAGGATGCCCGCCACCTCATCGGCGGCCAGCTGAATGCCCACGGTTTTCAGATATTTTTGTGTACTGATCTCCGCGGCCGCCCACTTGTTGGCCAGCGTCGACAGCGTGTTGTACGCGGTGCTGGCGACGATCACCCGACGTTGCATCGCCTTGACAGACTCATTAACAGCGTTTTTATCATGATCTTTTTGAAGATTGGCAATGAGATCAAGTTTTTGCTGCGTGGTCAGCACCTCGTCGTTCAAAATCCCATTTTTAAGATCTTGATACTGTTGATCAAGCTGAATGCGCTGATTGATATAGTCCTCGGCGTTGGTCAGCCGTAGCCGCTGCCCGGCCTCATCGGTCTGGTTCTCAAGCTTGTTGATATTGACCTCAATATCATGCGCTTGCTGCCCGTAGTCGGCGATCTGGTTCAGACGGGTGTTCTGCACATCCTTTTCCATCGCGGCAACATTCTGGTCGATCAGGGCTATCTTGCCCGCAATATTTAGATCGCTGCGGTCAGCAATTTTGTCTATCTTCTGCTGCCAGCTTTTTCGGATGCCCGCGATCTCCCCATGAAATGCTGTCTCCATGTTGACCTGCGCCTGATCGGTCTGGCTGATCGTGTCCAGGCGGATCTTCTGCAGTTCGGCAAGATGCTCGGTATCCTGCTCATATTGGGAGAGCTCGCCGATGGCCGCCAGCGCTTTAACCTTCTCCTGTTTGGTCATCACCTCATCTTTGTCTATCTCAGCTTTCTTTGCCGCGTACTTGGCCATAATCTGGGTGATCTTCTGCTCGGTGTCAGACACTTCGTATACTTGTTGCCTATCGATCTCAGCCGATTGTTTGACCATCGCAAGCTTCTCCAGCAGGGCTTTACCCACATCGCTTTCTGTCGGGGCCTTAAACTGGGATTTTTCTTCCGGAGATACTGGGGTGGGCAGCAGAGGATTTGCCCCAAATTTCAATCCAAACAGTCCACTGCTAGTAAGAGCGGCCGGGGTCATCCCCGCTGGGGTTACAGACTTACCGGACATTTGAAGCACTGATTGGATAAGCGCAGCTCGATTAAGATCTTCTAGTTGTTTAGTGCGTATACGCGGGTCAACACCTAACTGGGATACGCCACCATATGATACTTTAGTGTTAAACCCTGGGCCGGATGTTACAGGCGTGTACGGCTTCGGCTCATCAACAATATTATGGTACAAGCGATATGCTGCCCAACCAACTGCGGCGGCCGCTAGTACGCCGACGACTATGGGGATAATGGCCGCCACGCCACCGGCGGCCGCGGCGCCGCCTGCTGTGCCCCCCGCGGTAGCGGCCGTAGAGGAACCTAGGCCGACAGCGGCGCCGATCTTGGCCAGACTCAGCGCGGCGGTCAGCTTGCCAATTCCTGACATAACAATATAAAGATCACGAGCGAGCAGCAATGCCTTGGTCAGCACCACGACTATCAACGCCGTTTTGACCGCCCCAGGATGTTCGACTAAAAACGTGGCGACTTTTTCAAACACGTTCCAGAGCTCGATGGCCACCTGTTTGGCCGTCTCCCATATTTTGGGCAGCCACTCTTTTGCCTTGTCATATGCCTGCTTAAACGCATCGGCAAACTGCCTGGCCCACTGCCTGAGCTTCCCAGAGTCAATCAAGTTAGTCAGATAATCCTGTATCTTGGCCAGATCTGGTTGGATTATCGGAAACAATGCCTTGGCAAACTCGGCTTTGATCTGCGTCCACAAATCAGATATGTTGGAGAGCAGTTGGGTGACCGACCCCAAGGTCTCGGCCATCATCCCCTGGAAATGTTTATCGGCGATGACCTTCTGCACCGCGCGGATCATCTGCAGATTGTTGGAGATAACCTGGCCCTGTTTGCTGAACACCACCCCATATTTTTCAAGATCTTGGTTGGTGATCAGCAACTGCCTGAGCTGCCGCATTCCCAGCCCGGTGAGCCCCGAGGCTATGCTCTGGATCGCCTGGACAACCTGCTCCAGTGGTTTCTGCGTCGCCGACGCTAGATCGCCCAGGTCGCGCAGCAGATTATCTTTTGTGGGCGCCATGCCCACGGCCTTGAGCTTAATAAACGCGTTTGTAATCTCATCTATCTCGAACGGGGTATCCACGGCAAACTTTTTGATCCACGCGAACGCACGTTCCCCCGCGGCCGCACTACCGTACAGCACTTTCAGCTGTATTCGAAATCGCTCAAACTGCATACCGGTGTCCAGTACCTGTTTTGCCACATAGACAAGTCCGGCGCCCACCGCCGCGGCTCCGATCGACAAGTATTTAAACGCCTTGACCGCGGTACCGCGCAGGCGCCCAAACGCACTCTCGATATCCGAGACTGTTTTGCCCACCATTTTGGCGTCCATATCGACTATGATCGCGATCTTGCGCTTAAGCGTCTCGTTCATTTTTTGGCCTTAGACTTCATTTCCGCGATTTCACGGGAGCGCACGCGCTCGCGCGCGATCCCTATGGTTCCAAATATGTCGATGATCTGTATGGGGTAGTCCAAGTATCCTCGTTCGGCACCTAATGGGGGCACATGGTACTCTCGACAGAACGATTCCATGGTTAGCATCTCATTTATCTCCGCGGTTATAAGAGACTTCGGACATACACCGGGAAAGATATATTTTAGCACCTCCAGCGCGGACCACTTGACCTCCACGTCCATGATCTCCGATACCATATCGAGCAACTGTTCGTCATCAACTTCAAACCGTTGGCCATCCGCGTACGAAACCCCGTGCTCTGGGGCGACCACCGGCTGACCGACCGTTACCGTGTGAACCTCTCCGCCAAACTTGTAACAACATCGTCGTTCCATATCTCCCTTGGATATGCAGAGTCGGCAGTCATATGTTTTTTGCCTTACCGACTCTGCGTTCATCCAGAGAATAAACTCAACGGAGAGGTCTAGACGTTTTTTAGACTCTCCTTTAGCACATTAATATCCGCATGGGCTCTCATGATCTCCTCCTGATCAGTGGGGGAGATGCTCCACCAAATGTACTTCAGGTCATCGGGATCCTTGGTATCCTTGACCAGGATCGCCCCATCTTCCTGCTTGGCGTACGCCGCGGGTTCGGTATCCGACTTGAGCAGAAAATGATCATACCCGGATGTATCCTCGGTCGGCCCCGGACAGTTGGGCAACACCAGATAGTTTTTTACCCGGCGTACCGCGTTTATCCAATCATGACTATCGGAGTTGAGCATGGCGTCAACGTTGATCTCCCGCTGTCCGCCCCGACGTTTGTCGATGATCGCCTTCGACACATTGGCCGCCTGCACCGCAACATCGCGGGTGCTCTTCGGCACAATGTAAAAGATTGACTGCTGATCGGTCGGATTACCCCGATCGGCCTCTAACACGTACGGATACGTGTCGCGTGTGAGTGATGAAATCATGTTAGGCTCCTAGTCTTATGCCGGTATGCTGAGTTCATTCGCGGAGACAACCGTAATATTCAGTACGTGGTTGGTTCCGTCCGACGCTCCTTCAAACGGCAGGTTTAGCAGATGTTCGGTTTCGGCCGCATCGACCTCCGCCCCGGTATAGTGGGTGTTGAACGAGAAGATGATCGCCGAGCCACTGTGAGTTCCGGTCAGCAGCAGATCGGCGCCCGACACCCAGTTGTCAATCTGTGCGTTGTCACCCAGGGTGGTCGTGCTCATCGCCAACGAGAATGTTCCGGTGACCGACAGTCGGTGGAGGGTAAACCCGGTGGGCACCAGACTGTTGTAGAACAGCGGGGTGGCCCCGTTGGTGATCGTGAAGTCAAAGGACTGCAGACGAGCGGTCGTGCCCCCCAGAGTCCACGCGTAGTCCAAGAATACGTGATCGGCGGTGTCCTCCGGGGTGAACACCGACGCGGCATGCACATAGTTGGTCCGGAACGACCGGCCGGTCAGCTCCGCCTTGGCGATCAGCCGTTCCCCCTGAGATCCCGATACTCCGAAGCTGGTGCAGATAGCGCCGGTGAGCACATGCCCGTAGCCGGTGACGCTCGCCGGATCACCGATGCTCCTCGAAACGTCTATCCACATCTCAGGATCGGGTTGCCCCTGGACATATGGAACATATACCTTTGTATATGAGGTGGTTCCCGACTCAGATGCTCCCTTTTGCAGCAAGCTCCACAAGAATATCTCCGCCTTTTCGGGGGTGAGCCCGAACGACCCCAGGGAGAGCATCGGCTGCTTTTTGGTCAGCGTCAGTTCTTGGCCGATGGCCGCCGAGCCGGTGCGCACCTCCGACAGACCGGTCGTCTTCTCCGTGGTAACGATCTCGATCCCCGCGCTGATATTCGGATGATCGTCGAGGATCAGCCCACACTTTCCCGCACCCCCAGGGCCGTCGTTGGTCGCCGCGAACAGCCCGGTGGTCGCCGAATCTGGTGTGTCGATCGCGGTGGTTCGAAACGACATGGCATATGCATCTTCCCATTTTACTCTAGTGGGCATTCTGGTCTCCTTTTCCCTCGGGCTCTATATCCCTTGTGGCCTTTTGTTTGACTAGCTGAATCGTATCCGTATACACTTGTTGCAGTGTATTAATTTGATCATCCGGAACATCAATGGTCTCCCCATTGCGCAGCCGCGTCCACAGATCTTTATGCTGGGCAAAAAAGGGATGTGCTCCGGCGACCACCAGTCGTCTGTCCGTGCGTTTAATCTTCATCACAGCTCCTCATCTATAATTTGTTTCCAATTTAACTCTAGATCGATACTCCACGTTGATCGTCGACGCGAACAACATCCCACCCTCGTACGGAGCATACTCGATGGAATTGAGCGCAAATTCCTGGGCCATGCCGTCAACCATGTAGTTGGCTTCCAGCACGCTGACCAACCTGTCGGCGATCGCCAGGTTTTCTCTGATCAACGCTGCCTTTGGGTATCCGCGGGACACCACTTGGAAGATCATGGGCCGGGCGAGCACCGCGTATCCGTTTGATCGTTCTTCGACAACATGCTCATTCTGGGGGAGAATGGTTATCGCCGGGTATAAGATTTTAGTCTTGGCCGTCTTGACAATCCAGTCCTTGGCACCGATGTACTGAGCATCCTGCTCGACAAGGGTGAGCAACCGGTCGAAAAATTCATTATACCCGGCGTCTACTATCTTCGGACAATATGTGTGATCGGCCATCTGATGATATGAGGTGATGCTCACCTCCAGCGACGCACTGGAGTTAAACCCCTTGGATCGTCCGTCAACTGTTTCGTATATATCCTCGGAGTCTATACGGGTCGCAAACGATTGAAGAGTGTTGTCCGCCGCATACAACTGTAGGTCGTATTTGGCCACCTGCTTTACATCATCCACTATATCCAGGCAGAAAGATTTTGCTGTATTCAGATCAGTGTGCTTCGCCGAATATACATCGATGGACAGCCTGTAGGACACCCACTGAGTACCGTCGGATAGCCGGGCTAAAAATGTTTTGCTGAGCGGGAAGATCGTCAGCGCGGGCAACACCGACTCGGGGAAGACAAAGCCGATCGGCCAGCTTTTGATCCGGCGGAGCGCCCGGCTGCTGTTCTGTCGCGCGTAGTCGATCAGCGCTTTTTTGAGCGCGCGCATCAACCCCCAGGTCTCGGTTGAGGCAAGATCTCCGGGCAGGCGCACGCGCTGCCCCGTACCGGTATATCCACCGGCGCCCAGTCCTTGCACCCGAGGTTCAATATGGCCAACGCCAGAATGTCGTCCGCGATCTAGCGGGGCCATCAGCTTCCTCCTTGGGTAACCGTAGAATCAGGGGAGCTGCCCGCCGTTCCCCCAATATGTCGGTAGATAACCTGTCTGATCAACGTCGCTCCATTATAGATCTTGAGCGTGTCAACATCTCCGCTGTAGGTGGTAACCGATCGGGCACCCACGGGCACGCCCAGGAAGATGCCCAGCGAGTCGAGTTCGCGCATGATCCCCGTCGTATCCGCTTTGAACACATTCTCATTGGTTCCGCTTATGAAGTAGGCATAGACTCCGGCGGGCAACGACCGCACTGAGTCGAGAACGATGTTCAGGCTATCCTGGGAGGCCAGCCCACTCACATCGGCCATAAAATTGTGCTTATTCACGTCGGCGATCGCCTGGACAACAGAATCGAGTTCGGCCTGATATTGGCCGAGAGAATCGGCGCACAGACCAATATTCGTATACAATTCGGATAAGAAGGACCCGCCTATTAGATCGCCGGATGTTCTGGCCAGCAGATAGTCGACTATCTGGGTGGCGGTCGGCCGCTGGGCCAGCGTTGAATCTTTTACGCGAAACAGCGTGTCGCCCGCGCTGTTGGCCGGGTTGACGGTCACCGTCTCGGTCAAACCCCTGGTCACCGGCTTAGCCCACGTTTTGGCCGCCACAGCCGCGTCCTCAAGGGCGGCCAACACCGAATCGCGTTGTCCTGCCGACCAGGTGGCGGTCGCCCCACCAGCGAGGTTGTTGCGCAACCACTGGCCCAGGCCGGAGGTGTCAACCCCCGATGTATCGATGTTCATCCACACGTTCGCTATATCGGCCCAGAAAGATGAATCGGCCGAGATGGATAGCAGTTCAGCGAACGTGCCCCCGCCTATGTTACCGGCGGTATCTCGGCCGATTGTTTTAGAGTATATCGATGCGGTGGCCGCCGCGGCCAGCAGCGAGTCAAACCGAGTATCGTAGACGTTTATAGAGTCGAGTACCCGCTGGAGATTGTGGTAGATGGTCGAAAAATATGTAGCGGTTCCACCCGTGTCCGACACTAGACGGCCAAACAGCGAGTCAAGGATATCGGGGATGGTCAGCCCGGAGGCCGCACCCTGGAATGAAAGGCTGTCCTTCTGCCGGGCTAGGGTGTCCCCCGCGCTATTGGCCGGGCTGGCGATCACCGGGTCGACAGTCGGATCCCATCCGTCAAGGTTGACCACCTCGCTCTGGAGGGCGAGCAGTGAGGTGCTGGCCCTGAACGTCGCTGAATCTTTTACGCGCGCTAGCGTATCACCATCTGAATTTATGGGCAGGATGGTCACCGGGGTCGCCATCGGGTCAAAGTTATTCATCGCGTCCAATGTTTGTAGGGTTCCCGCGATGGTAAACCCATCTTTATCGGTCAGGGCCTTGACCGAACTGCTACCCCACGCCTTTGTTCGAATAGCCGCGTCGGCCAGGGCGGCCAGCACCGAGTCACGCTGTCCCGAGGTCCACGTCGCAGTGGCACCGCCAGACAGGTTGTTGATCAGCCACTGACCCAACCCCGAGCTGTCAACCCCACTGGTGTCTATGTTCATCCAAACATTTGCTATATCGGCCCAAAATGAACTGTCGGCCGCTATCGATAACAAGTCTGCGAATGTGCCGGGGCTCACACTCCCCGACGTATCGGCGCCCAACGTTTTGCTGAACACCGATGCAGCAGTAGCGGCGGCCAACAAAGAGTCAAAACGAGGACCATACACATCTATCGAGTCAAGTACATGCCGTAGATTGTGATACAATTCCGCTAAATAGGTTCCGCTCACAGTATCCGAGGACAGCCGGTTAAAGAATGTATCGATGATAGCGGTCGCAGACTCTCCGGTACCGCCCACAGATGCATAGCGGAGTAGCTGTGCAAAATAAGAATCGGCGGTGGTATCCCCCGGCTGTACGTTCATCAACGAGTCGATCAACGCTTGAACATCGACCGTCGAATCGGCGAGCAGGACGGCCAGCGTGTCGTACACCTGGGCCAAGGTCAGCCCAGATGCGGCCCCCTGATAGTGCAGAGAATCTTGGAGCACGGAATCGCGGGCCAGCCCGGCTATCTGTGCCTTCGCCGCGTCCGATACCGCTCTTTGTATAGAGTCGAGTACCGTTTGATACGCATATAGAGAGTCGAGGACTCGACTTAAAGAGTCTCTGAGTCCAGCATATTTCTCATCAACTGTATACATCGAATCCCGGCTCTCGATAATACTCGCCATATATACATTAAAATCGGCGCCGGTGAGCAGCTGAAACTCGCCGCTGAACGGCGTGGCCAACCGGTGTCCGCGGCTGTCCACAGCTGTGTCGAGGACGATCAACGAGTAGGAGTAGACTCCCTGCACCCCGGATCCATCTATGTCGGCCACCGCAGATCGCCAAACATACTGGGAATCAGCCGAATAAGCCTGGACGATGATCTGCGAACCATCGTAGGCCGAGCTGTCTGTGTACGCGATTGTTCCCGATGGGTAGAACACGATCAGAAAAATCGAATCGACGTCGGCCAGCGGCTCGACATTACCGGCCACGTTCAGCTTGTAGAAGGGGATACTCAGACTGTCGGCGGGCAGACTGCCGCTGTTGTTCACCACCCCGTAGGCGCCAGCGGACGTGGCCAGCAGTAGTATGCTGATCAGCAAAATAATGTATTTCATTTCTTTATCCCTTTCAATTTATGTCGCTGAGGCCCGGGCGCCGCGGTAGCCTGGGTAGTAAACTCAAGCACAGTATTGGCCGTGTCGGTCATCGTACTGTCTTCAAATATCGTCCGTAGATAGTATGTGGTCGAGGGGAGAAGACCGGACAGGGTGTGCGTCTGGGGATCCCCGGGGCTGGCCACCGAATCATATCGGACCGTAGGGGGATTGTCGGTGTCCAACAGGTACCAAACGTAGACGAGTGGGCCTTCCGCGTAGCTGATCGAGCTGCTGACCGCCGCTGTATCCTGGCCGACGGCCAGCGTGTCATCGACTGGGTCAAGCGAATCGTATGCGGTGAACGATACGACAGCACTCGTGTCATAGGTTGGGTATTGATCGATTGCGATAGTCTGAATGTAATAGGTGTAGCCGGGGACGAGCCCGGAGAATGCGCTCGCCTGCGGGTTAGCCGGATCGTATATGGTGTCCACCGGGGTGACCGGCGGGTTTGAACCGTCAATGTGAAAAATCAGGCTGTCGACCGCTGTATAGATATTTGAGAACGAAGAGGATAGATCGACGGTGTATCGTGTGTGACTGACAATGCTTGTAACATGAGAAAAAGTCGTATCCGGTTCACCGATAGCCCCGATATATGACGATCCGAGTCCGTCTACTGTTGTCCCGCCCGTCCTAATGAACGCGGGGGTCGAGTCGGTCCAGCTAAAATCTCCATTGGCCGGATCGGTCAAGTTGGGATCGATATACTGAGAATTGGCATCCTGCGACGACGCACTTTGCCAAGCGGCCAGATTTTTCAACCCCGACCAGTTCCCAACATGACTTGATGATCCATAAAAGCAGTTGTTGTCTAAAACACTATTGGACGTGTTGAAATACGAAGTGTTCCCGATGTCCATATAGGCTCCGGATGGCGTTCCCATCCAGATGTTGTTGAAAATGTACTGATTGTCGGACACGTTATCGGCGGCGGGTGGGTCTGGCGTGCCACCAGAGTTCATCGCGGCTGTCGAAATGACATAGCCACGATTCCCGATGTCGTAGACCGTGTTGTTGAAGAAGTAGATCGTATCGACATTCCACGTATAGGAATATCCCTCCCCGGATTCTACTATCCCCTCATTTGGGTTGATAAATATGTTGCCGTAGATAATATATTGGCCGCAGGTTACAAAACCTGAGTAATTGTAAGTCCCGCCGGTCGAATAAGTCCCTGTCCTGATGGCCCAAGCAGAATGGCCGGTCACGGTGTCCTTAAACGTACAGTTTCGCAACGTGTCTTGATAGTTTAATGTTTTCCAACCGATCCAAGCGTACATTCCCCTGTCGTCATTGATAAAGCAACTGTCCCAGCATGACTGCTGTGTTACATAGGAGTGCCACCCATCGAGATTATTCCCAGAGCCAACGGACATGGCCGTCCATGCGGAACCGCCCGAACTTGATTTCATTGGCCCAGCCGCCTCACAACTGACAAAGCGAATGTATCTTTGACCGCCGGAAAACATACCGAGGGTATAAGCTCCGGCGTTTGAATCGCCACTTGTAGCGCAGGCCGATGACGATTTACAGTCGTGGAAGGTGATGTGCTGTGCGCGAGAGATCAACACTCCCTTATAACTATACGCAAATTCCAGATTATCGAAGGTGACGTAAGATAGGTCATAACCACAGAAGCAGGCGCATCGTAGGGTAGTCCCGGCGGTCAATACTACCGTACTGTCAAATCCGAGAATAAGCGGGCGGCTACGACCGTTTGCGGGTAAGCCGATATAATATACGCGGTGGGACTCGTCAGCTCCGCTTGTCTGTGGAGCGAGTACGGCATAGGTGTGCGGTGTGTTCCCGTAATTACACATGAAATTGTCATTAGCATCTTCGCCCGTCAACCCGTACACCCCACCGTATATGTAGCAGGTGTCACCAGAACTAAGGCCCGTGCTCGCCTTATACATAGTCGCCCAAGCATTTGCAGAATCCTCTCCTGAATTACCATCGTTTCCTCCATTACGGACATAGTAGGTTGTCGCATTGGCGGTTACCGCAGATAGCAGAACGAGCATAAACAGGAGTTTCTTCATCGGATTACCTCTTCCGCAATATGACCTTCCGTCGCGCTCCCGAACCACCGAGCGAAGCCGCGTACACAAGATAACCTCGTGGCGTGTCGGCTACGCCATCTTTGGCAACCGGAGCAGGGGCAACGGCTTCCAATTCGCCAGCATCGGTGAACGTGCAGCGATAGGTATCGTTTGAAGTCAGCACTCCCAAATATCCCCCGGCCCCTGACGCAGCTCTAAGCTGAACGGCAAAATAATATGTAGTACCGCCAGTGAGCGTTAATGTCCCTCCGGCGGCGGCTTGCATTGCCACAAGTCGTAAGCTGGTGGAGCTTCCGCTTATCGCTACCATGCTTGAATATCCGAGGAGCGTTCCCACGGTGTCAAGCGTCGTCACCGTGTAAATCGCATAGTAGAACGTGTCCGTGGTGTAATTCGGATTGATGTAAAGGCCCATGCTGTCAATATCCTGATTCCCGGTCCCAGCCATCGTGAACTGCCAAGCAAACACCTGGTCTACGGACATGCTTCTCGAATTGTCTGCCGATGTCGAGAAGTCAAGATGATCCGCAAGGGCTGTCGAGGCGATCATCGCCAAGCCAACGCATATAAGCAATCGCTTCATGGCCGGACCCCCGTTCCATATAGTTTGTCCAGTTGTTTGACCAGCTGTTCGAGCACCTGCGTGTTTTTTATCTGATTGGTATATATTAGATCGAGTTTCTCATCCCGCTTTTCCGCTTTTGATTCCTGTTCTGCCTGCTTTTCCTTGACCTGCCGGATGGTCGAGGCCGTAACCGCGACCTGCGTTTTGAGCTCCTTGCCCTCAGAGGTAGGGAAATACTTATTATCGCTGATCTGCCGTTCGTTGAGCACCGCCGCATGAAGGTTGTCGTCCACCGCTTTGAGCACCGCCGCCTTGTCGCTGAAAAGAAGACTGGCCAACGCGAGTAAAAAACTAAGCCCGGTGAGCACCAGCATACCGATGCCGATCACTTTTGAGAACTCTATGCCGCCCCGTTCGGTTGTCCTGATGTGGTCCATGGTCGTTAACCCCTTCTAGTCTTTCATTCCTAAATTTTTCAAAAAGTAGTCACCGGCCATCTGGGCCATGCGATCTATGGTGCTCTTGGTCACGGTCATATGCGGTCGCGCGGGCAACTTCACCTGCTTTTTCAAGAAAAACAGAGGTTCAAGCTCACCATCCTTTTTACGGTAGAGAGATCCGCCGATAAAAAATGCATCCTCATAATCGCGGGGCCGACCGCGCACCCCCGGGTAGGGGAGGGCCAGAAACTGACCGTGCTTGGGCTTGATCGTGACCCCAAAATGATGTGCGGCAGATATTGCGGACGGCGTTCCGTAGGTCATGCTAAACGGAGTGATCTCCCTGACCTTGCCCATCGAGGCGCGGAGCGCCCCGGTCTCCTGCAAGATGGCGCCCACCCGCTTGGTCGACGGCCGACCGGCCAACCGCGCTGCCGCGGTATAGTCCGATATGGGATGCCAGGCCGTCCGCATGTCCCCCGGAGCGGCGGTAAATATGTCGGGGGGCGCCGACTGTAGCCTGAAGTTCAACATCACATCCTGGTTGACCACCCCGTAGTACCGGGTCATCAACGTCGAACAGTTGATCCCCCGCTGACGCATTTCCTTCAGCGTGTTCATCAGCTCCCGGTCGTCTACTCTTACACTAGCGGCCGCCATTATATGTCCATCGGATTAGAGTCATCTGGATAGTCTCCATATACAGTTACATCCCGACCATGACGATCTACCGAGTACTCAACCGCCTCATACGGATCATCATCTTCTGCATCGGGCAGGCTGGTCAACGACACCTGCGATTTCGGGTCGACTAGCTTGGCCAGCAGGTCCATCGCCTGTTTGCGCAACGACCGTGCCCACCCCGCCTCATCCGACTCCGAGTTAGTGTACAGCGAGTTGATTAACGTCGAGGCGGCGAGCTGGGCGCTGATCACCCTGAGCTGTCGGCGAACAATATAGGTCCCGAAATACACTTCGTCGCCAATGGACGCACCGGCCCCAGGAAGATCCCAGTCCTCTGCTTTTATCTGGATGTCGCTGTTTGTCGACGTAAAATCAGCGGCGGTGCTCCCGCTCCCCTGTGCCCCGCTAATCTGCGCAACAACATCGTAGGCGGTCGCGCTCGTAA